TGCACGGTCCACGACGCGGGCGACTTTTGGGTCAAGAACCGCGGCTCGACCCCGGGCTACGTCGGCCAGAAGGTGTTCGCGAACGTGTCCGACGGTTCGGCCGCTTGCGCCGCTGCCGGCTCGCCCCTCGGCGGCGCCAGCGCGGCCACGTCCTCGATCGCCGCCGCGACGAACTCGTTCACCGGCGCCCTCGTCGACAACCTGCTCACGGTCACGGCCACGACCTCGGGCACCATCGTCCCCGGCACCACGATCTCCGGCACCGGCGTCGCCTCGGGCACGAAGATCACCGCGCAGATGCTTCCGCTCCTCGCGGGCGAAGCCGTCGGCGGCAAGGGTCGTTACTCCGTCGACATCCCCGGCCAGTCCGTGGCGTCGACCGCGATCTCCGGCACCTACGGCGTTCTGACCGTCGCGGGCACGATCACCGGCACCGGCACCTTCGGGCCCGGTCAGGCGATCAGCGGCACCAACGTCGTCGCCGGCACCACCATCCGACAGCAGCTCACCGGCACCACCGGCGGGCTCGGCACCTACGTCGTCGACAACAACACGGTCGTCGCGTCGACCGCCATCGCGTCCTCGACCTTCGTCGAGACGAAGTGGTGGGTCGCCTCGCCTTCCGCCGTCGGCGACATCTTCAAGATGACCTCGCGACCGCTCCGCTAAGTCGCGGGCTGACCAAAGCAATCGGTCGGACGCCGAGCGGCTCCGAACCCTGACAGGAGAAGACACGATGAACCTTCAAGAAGCTATCTCGCAGTGGGGTTCGGACCGCCACCAGTTCGAGGCGCTCGGCGCGATCTTTCCGGACGTGCAGCAGTACATCCCGGACGGCTACGCGCGGAACGCCGCGATCGCGATGGACGCCCAGCCTCAGCTCATGACCGCGCCGAACTCGGGCATCCCCGCGTTCCTCACGACCATGATCGACCCGCAGGTGTTCGAGATCCTGTTCACGCCGACGAAGGCGGCCGAGATCTTCGGCGAGCAGAAAAAGGGCGACTGGACCGACCAGACCGCGATGTTCGGCGTGATCGAACACGCCGGCGAGGTCTCCAGCTACGGTGACTTCAACAACAACGGCCACGTCACCGTTAACGCCAACTGGCCGCAGCGCCAGGCATACCTCTATCAGACGATCGAGGAGTACGGCGACCTCGAGCTCGACCGCGCGGGCGTGGCGAAGATCAATTGGGTGACGGAGCTGAACAAGTCCGCCGCCACGATCATGAACCGCTACCAGAACTCGACCTACTTCTTCGGCGTGCAGGGCCTCCAGAACTACGGCATCCTGAACGACCCGACGCTGCAGGCGGCTCTGACCCCGGCTCCTAAAGCCGGTGGCGGCAACGCGTGGGTGAACAACAACGGCGTGGTCGTGGCGACCGCGAACGAGATCTACAGCGACATCCTCGCGCTCGTTTACCAGCTCGTCCAGCAGTCGGGCGGCCTGGTCAACAACGACACGAAGATGGTGCTGGCGCTCTCCCCGGGCTCGAAGGTCGCGCTGAACCAGACCAACAGCTTCGGCCTGAACGTCTACAAGCTCCTGAAGGAGAACTTCCCGAACATCCGCATCGTCGACGCGGTCCAGTACGGTGTTCAGTCCCTCTCGAACCCGCAGGGCGTCGTCGGCGGCAACTTCATGCAGCTGATCGCCACCGAGATCGAGGGCCAGCAGACCGGATTCGCGGCGTTCAACGAAAAGATGCGCATGCACCGCCTGATCGCCGACCTGTCGAGCTACAAGCAGAAGATCACCGGCGGCACGTGGGGCACCATCATCCGCATGCCGATCGCGATCGTCTCGATGATCGGCATCTGACCCTCGGGTCGTAGCATCAAAAACTCGTCGGGGTGGCCTTGTGCCACCCCTTCGTCTTCTGCGACAAGGGTCTCGTCCCTACCCTGAAACGAGGAAGACCCTATGACCCTGTCCCGAGCCGAGAAAACCCGTCGCGCAGAGACCGCCGCCGCCAAGGTCGCGGCCAAGAACGTCCGCACAGCGAGCGACGAGCCCGGTGCGAAGATCTCTCAATCCGTCGCCTCCCCCGCCATCCGCGCCAGCAAGGACATCCCGGACACCGGGGTCGTGACTGTCGCGTGCAAGATGCCGAGCGGCCTGATCCTCCGGATCTTCGAGGAGAGCGAGGAGTACGAGAACCTGCTCGGCGGCGGACAGCGAAAGACCAAGATCATGCGGCCGGTCGGCAAGCAGATCCGCGTCTACGGCTACGCCGTGCCGGCGAACAAGCGACCGAAGTTCACCATCACCGGAACGGACTTCGCCCTCACCGAGAACGTCGACGCGAAGTTCTTCAAGACGTGGTGGGAGCAGAACCAGGAGCTTCCCGTCATCAAGGCCGGTTTGATCTGGTGCATGAAGACCAAGGCCGACGCCGACGACAAGGCCGAGGACATGACGGACGCGCGCAACGGCCTCGAGCCCATGGCGCAGAAGAACGACCCGCGCGCGGGCAAGGCTGCGAACCCCAACCTCGAAGACATCGGCCCCGCCGACCGCAAGGCCGCGGCGCGCACCGTCTGACCGGAGACACCACATGGCTCAGTTCGTCACCTTCAACTACGCGGAATGGATCTCGAAGTATCCGATGTTCAACGTTCCGCCGGCGGTGACGACCGAGCCTGTCGCGCAGAACTACTTCGACCTCGCCGGCGACTTCTACCTTCGCAACGACGGGTCGATCTACGCCAGCGAGCCGGACAAGCTGAAGCGCCTCCTCTACCTGCTGGTCGCCCATATGGCGGCGATCGGCGTCGGGTCCAACGGTCAGGCTGCGTCCGGTCTGGTCGGCCGCGTCAGCAGCGCGAGCGAGGGATCCGTTTCGGTGTCGACGGAGTTCACAGGTAGCGAGAGCGCCGCGTGGTATTTGCAGACACCTTGGGGCGCTCTCTACTGGCAGGCGACGGCAGCCTTCCGCACCGCCCGCTACATCCGCGGCCCGACTCGCTTCGGCTCGGGTCGCAACGTCGGGGCGACCCCCGGCGGATATCGACGACGGTTCTGAGCTTTTAACCCCGAAGGAACGAAACATGGACATCGACCAGATCGCCAAGCAAATGCCTGCCCTGCTTGAACTGAAGCGCCGGATGGAGATCATCCTTGACAACCCGATGAACGTCGCGAACGAAGCGCAGCGCGCGGACGCGCTGGCGGACTTCGAGGAGCTGCGCAAGCTCCGCGACGAGATCCCGAACATCCACGAGCGGATGGCCGCGATCGACAGCTTGGTCTCCGACGTCGCCGAGCTGAAGAACCGCCCGACCTTCGACCCGTCGATGATCCCGGCCGCGCAAGATCCCGGCGCCACCCTGACTGAGGACCGCGTGAAGCAGCTCGTCCAGGAAGCGCTGGGCTCGACCTCGCTCGGCGGCGGCGCCGGCATCAGCCAGGCGGACCTCGACGGCCACTTCAACGAGGCGATGGCGTCGCGAGACGAAAAGATCGGATCCCTTCAGGAGGAAAGTGGCATCCTCGCCGCCCGCCTGAATGATTTGCAGACCGGCGAAGGCGACCAGACCGCGTTCCGCAAGGAGATCCAGGACCGGATCGACGAACTGCGCGTGCTGGTCGAGGCCGAGAAGGGCGACGGCGACGAAACGGCCCTGACCGGGCGCGTCGACGTTCTGGAGACGAAGATCGACGGTCTCATGACCGCTTTGGACGTCACGGACCCTGATCTCGGCGCCGACCACCCCGCCCCGGCGCCGGAAACGCCCGTTCCCGGCGAGAACGGCGCCAGCGGCAACGATGCCAGCTCTACCGAGCCCAAGGACCCGTCCTGAACGAACGGGCGTCAGAAGGCCTTCTCTGGCCATCCTGACGCCCGTTTGACGGTCGATCTACGGGAACCCGGAAACATACGAGCCCTTCCGGGTTCTCTCACCACCTGAAACCCGGAAGGAACAAGACATGGACGGCGAAAACCACCTCGACACCGGCCGCACGGCAGCAGACGAAGCCAAGGACGCCGAGAACCAGAAGCGCCCCACCGTCACGGTGACGTGCGCCCTCGCTCAGGGGATCGTCCTGAACAACCACCTCGGACGCGACGGCAAGCCGAGCATGGCCGCGAACATGGGCCCGGTCGGCCCGATCGAGGTCCGCGGCAGCGCCGAGGGCGTGGACAAGGCCTTTTGGGACGCGTGGGCGGCCAACAACAAGGATCTGGTCGACCGGGGCATCGTGAGCGCGATCCCGACCGAGGAGATCCAGCAGAACGAGCGAGAGCGGCAGGATGGCGAAAACATGGGGCGCGAAGGCTCGGACGATCCTGAACAGGATCTCTAACCGGCTCGGCAAGCAGAAGACCCTGAAGGTCGGCTTCCTGGAAGGGTCGACGTTCTCAGACGGAACGTCGATCCCGATGGTCGCCGCCATCCAGAACTTCGGGGCGCCGCGCGCGAAGATCCCGCCGCGCCCCTACTTCTCGAACATGGTCAAAGAGAAGTCCCCGGAGTGGCCGAAGGCGACGGCCGACCTTTTGGTCGACAACGACTACAACGCCAACCTCACGCTCAACCAGGTCGGCGCCGGCGTCAAAGGACAGCTTCAGCAGTCCATCGTCGACACCTACGATCCACCCCTGTCCCCCGTCACGGTCATGCTTCGCGGCATGCGCTCCCAGGACCAGAGCCTCGTCGTCACCGGCAAGACGGTCGCCGAGGCCCGCCAGCGCGTCGCTCAGGGGAAGACGAACTACGGCGCGTCCACCAAGCCCCTGATCGATCGCGGCGAGATGCTGAACGCCGTCGACTTCGAGGTGACGGAGGCCGGCGTCAAAGGCAACGCCCCGGCGCCTTGATCGGAAATAGATGCGTTTCGCCGCGCGCGGTGCTAAGCGTCGTTCGGTCCGGAGGGAACGTCGTGGCGAGAGCGGTCATTCACAAACTGAACAACGCGGTCGGTCAGGTCGGCCGACGCGGCGTCGTCCCCATGAACGAGGAGATGGACGCGATGGAGCGGCTCGGTCCGCTCACGCGCCAGGCCTTGGCGGAAGCGCCCATCCAGATCCTCGCCTACCCGATCTTGTCGCAGATCCTCGCCATCCGACCGGTGCCGGGCAACGACGAGATCCGACTCGACCCGCAGGATCCTCGCCTCGACGCGTGCCTCGCCGAGGGCGTGCGCAAGGAGGCGCTGAAGAACCTCCTGATCGACCGCGACCCGATCGACGCGCACAGCGGAATCATCCCCCTTCGCCCGCGCCCGAACGCGAGGCGTCGCCGATGGTGAACCTGCGCGCGGTCGTCAACCCGGCCATCCAGTTCATCAACCCGGACGTCCAGGCCACGCTGAAGCGCAGCACCGGCTACACCGTCCAGCCCAACGGCAAGCGCGTTCCGACCTACGAGGACAGGCAGCTCATGCTTCAGGTGCAAGCCCTGTCGCCCGGCGAGATCAAGCACCTGGACGGCCTGAACATCCAGGGCGTCATGCGCGCCGCCTACTTCGACGGAAGCATCTTCGGCCTGGTGCGCGTCGCGCGGAAAGGAGGCGACGTCGTCGTCTTCCCGACCGGAACGTTCCCCGAGGGCGACGAATGGCTCTGCGTGCACGTCCTCGAACAGTGGGGACCGTGGGGAAAAGTAGCTCTCACACTCCAAAACCCGGAAACAGCACCATGAAGACGACTTCCAAGCTCCTGATCCTCGCCTCGCTGGCGCTCCTGTCGATCTCGCCCGCCCGCGCGCAGATCTCGACCGGAAACGAGTTCAAGACGCAGACCGACGGCAAGACCGTGATCGGCACGGTGGACATGTGCATCAACGCGTCCGGCGTCGCGGTGCCGAGGGACGCGGCCGGCGTGAACTGTCCTCCGTCGAGCGGCGGCGTGACGCCTTCCTCGAGCGCGGTGCCGGTGGCGAGCGCCGCGAGCGGGACCACAGGCGTCGTGTCGACCACCATCCCGGCGGCGGCGGCCAAGACCAGCTACGTGTGCGGCTTCGACGTCTCTGCGATCGGCGGCACCGACGCGATCACGGTCACGGTCGCCGGCCTGAAGGGGCCGACCACGTTCACCTACCGGATGAGTTCGTCCGCCGGCGGCGTGTTCCTGACCAGAACGTTCACCCCGTGCGTTCCGGCCAACGCTGCGAACGCGGCGATCACCGTCGCCACCACCGCGGCGGCGGCTGCAACCGGGGTGAACGTCAACGCGTTCGGTTACCAGCAGTAGGAAAACAACGGAGATCCTTCATGAAGATCCTCGCCTCCCTCGCCTTCGCCGCGGCCCTGATCTGGACCGGTGCGGCAGCGGCGCAGTCGACGAACTTCTCGTCCGGCGTCACGGCGTCAGACCTGACCGCGCTTCAAAGCTCCATCATGGCGGCGATGCCGAAGCCGGCTAGCAGCGTCCCTCCCACGGACACGACCACCGGCGCGGTAGGGAGTAGCCCCGACTACATGAGGGCCGACGCGCCCCGCCCGGCTCGGTACCGCGCCGGCAACTGCACGATCGCGGGCGGACAGGGGCAGTGCACGATCAACTGGTCGACGGCCTTCGCCGTCACGCCGCAGCCCTTGGCCGACCCGGCCGTGCTGAACCCGGGCTTCGCCACCTCGCAGTTGACGTGTAACTGGATCTCGCTGTCGACCACGCAGGGCGTCATCGGGTGCCGCAGCTCGATCCTGTCGCTGGCCATCCTCGGAAACATCCTGACCGCGCTCGGCAACGGCGCCGTGGTCTACGGGGCGGCCATCCAGCCGCTCTGACGCAAAAGATTGCGTTTCGATGCGCGGTTCTGCTACCGATCAGCGGCAGGAACGCAGGACCGCCCCGAAATGCCGCTTACAGTGACCCCGAGCGAGGACGACGTGGTGACCGCGCTGCGCGCGTACCTCCTCGACCTGGTCCCGGTCGGTCTGGAGGTCGTCCAGGCTCAGGACAACCGCGTCCCCGAGCCGAAAGGTCCCGACTTCATCCTCATGACGCCAATCCGGCGCATGCGTCTCGCGACGAACGTCACCGAGCACGACACCTTCGACCAGATCAGCGCGGCCACCCAGGCGACGCAGTTCGACTACCAGATCGACATCCACGGGCCCGACGGCGGAAACCTCTGCCAGATCATCACGACCATGACGCGCGGCGAGTACGCCACCGAATGGTTCGAGAAGAACCACCCAGGCGTCTCCCCCCTCTACGCCAACGACCCCAAGCAGATGCCGTTCTCGTCGAACGGCGAAAGCCAGTACGAGGAACGATGGATCGTCGAGATCTCGCTGCAAGCGAATCCCGTCGTCGCGTTCCCGCAGCAGTCCGCCACCGAGCTCGCGATCGGCATCAAGAGCGTCGAAGCCGAGTTCCCCGCACAGTGAGGAAGATTAGATGAGCACGATCCCGGCCAATGTGGTCGTCAACGTCACGCCGAACGTCCTGAGCGCGGGCGGTTCAGCTCTCGACCTGAACGGCATGGTCCTGACGGACAGCACGCGAGTCCCGATCGGCACGGTGGCGCGGTTCACCAGCGCCGCGGCCGTCCGCTCCTACTTCGGCGCTTCGTCGCCGGAAGCCATCTTCGCCGGCGGCGGCGTCGACAAGGGCTCAGGCTACTTCGGTGGGTTCAGGAACTCGAACAAGAAGCCCGGCGCCATCCTGTTCACTCAGTACAACCGGTCGAACGTCGCGGCCTACCTTCGAGGCGGCAACGTCTCGGCCATGACGCTCGCGCAGCTGCAGGCGATCTCAGGCCCGCTGGCCGTGACCATCGACGGCGTCGCCAAGAACGGCACCCCGGATCTGTCGACGGCGACCTCGTTCTCGAACGCCGCGCTAATCCTCGCCGCGGCGCTCGGCATCAGCGGCGCTCAGGTCGCGGCCTTCACCGGCGCGATCGCTGGAACGCAGCTCACGGTCTCGGCGGTGGACAGCGGCTTGCTCGACGTCGGTCAGGTGGTCAAAGGCGTGGGCATCGCGGACAACACCTACATCACCGCGCTCGGAACGGGCGTGGGCGGCCCCGGCACCTACACCGTGAACAACTCGCAGACTATCTCCTCCGAAGCGATGACCGCCAACGCCCAGGCCGTCTCTTTCGACCCGGTGACGACCTCGTTCGTCGTCTCGTCCGGAACGACGGGCAACGACTCGACCATCAACTACGCCAGCGGCTCGGTCGCGACCTCGCTGAAGATGACGCAGTCCACCGGCGCGATCCTGTCGCCCGGAGCTAACGCCGCGGTGCCGGCCGCCTTCATGGCCGCGCTCGTGCAGCAGACGCAGAACTGGGCCTCGTTCTCGACCACCTTCAACCCGGACTCGAGCGGCTTTGCGAACAAGCTGGCTTTCGCCGCGTGGGTGAACGGGACGAACAAGCGGTTCTGCTACGTCGGTTGGGACACAGACGCCGCCCCGGCCGCGCAGATCCCGGCGACTGCCAGCTTCGGCTATCAGGTGCGCGCCGCGGACTACAATGGCACGGTAGCGCTGTGGGAAGATCAGGACCGCAACCATGCGGCCTTCGTCCTGGGATCGATCGCGTCGATCGACTTCCAGCAGACCGACGGTCGCATCACCTTCAAGTTCCGCTCGCAGGACGGTCTGGTGGCGTCGGTCTCCGACGAGAACGTCGCGAACAACCTCCTCGCCAACGGCTACAATTACTACGGAGCCTACGCGACCGCGAACGACGACTTCCTTTTCCTCGCGGACGGCACGGTCAGCGGCGACTTCCAGTGGCTCGACAGCTACGTGAACCAGATCTGGCTGAACAACAGCATCCAGCTCGCGCTGGTCAGCCTGCTCGTGAACAGCCGGGCCATCCCCTACAACTCGACCGGCTACGCGAAGATCGAGTCCTCGTTGTCCGACGTGATCAACCAGGGCCTGAGCTTCGGCGTCTTCCGCCCCGGCGTCACGCTGTCTTCGAGCCAGGTCGCCGCGGTGAACGCTCAGGCCGGTCGCGACATCGCCGGCACCCTGAGCACGCGCGGCTGGTATCTCCAGATCCTCGACGCGACGCCCGAGGTTCGGCAGGCCCGCGGCTCGCCGCCGATGACCTTCTGGTACGTCGACGGACAGGCCGTCCAGCAGATCAACCTCGCGAGCATCGCGGTCCAGTAAGGAGACGACCATGTCAATCACCGCATCCAACGCGGTCATCATGTTGAACATTCCGCTGGTCTTCCCGGCGCCCGTTCAGCTTCAGGGGTTCAGCGCCGACAACGTGTTCGGCACCGACCCCCTCGCCGAGACCGAGACGATGATGGGCGTCGACGGGCGCCTGTCCGCCGGCTTCGTCTTCGTGTCGGTCAAGCAGAACTACTCTCTCATGGCCGACTCGGAGTCGAACCGGATTTTCGACGCTTGGCGCGCGGCCAACGTCGCGGAAGGCGAGTCGCTCCCCGCCGACGCGGTCGTCTTGCTCAAGAGCATCCAGAGCAAGTTCACGATGACGAAAGGGTTTCTGACCTCGTGGCAACCGTCTCCCGACGCGCAGCGAACGCTGCAACCACGTCGCCACGAGATCACATGGGAGCGGATCTCTCCGTCGCCGACCTGACATGGCACGCAAACAAAAAACGATCGTCATCACCGCGGACAACACCGCGAAAGGCGCCGCCAGCCGCGACATCGGTCGTCGCTACCTGCTCACGGAGCTGCCGGCGTCGAAGGCCGAGAAGTGGGCTGCGCGCGCGTACCTCGCGATCGCGCGCGCCGGCAAGGAGATCCCGCCCGAGATCGCGAGCATGGGGATGGTCGGCTTCGCGCTCTATGGTTTCGCCGCGCTGTCGGAGTCCAAGTTCGAGGACCTCGAACCCCTCATGGACGAGATGATGGGTTGCGTTCAGTACTCGGCCGAGGCGGGCGGCGAGCGCTCGCTGCTGGAAACCGACATCGAGGAGACCGACACACGCATCTTCTTGAGGCTGGAGGTCCTCCATCTCCACCTGGGTTTTACTTTGAAAGAGTGGCTCTCCCAGCGGTCCCCGCAGAAGCCCGCTCGGAAGAAACAGGACCCGCAAAAGTCGACTACCCCAACGTCCCCCGACTGATCGCCATCGCGCTCTCGTCGCGGATGGCGACGAAGTACGAGCTGGACACCGTTCTGTCGGTCGAGGATTGCGTCGACATCGCGGAGGTCCTAATGGTCGACTGGATCAACAGACCTCGACCCAAGAAGGAGCGATGAAATGGCGGCAACGGTCATCGACTCCTTCGTCGTCGAGCTCGGTCTCGACCCCACGAAGTTCAACGCCAACCAGAAGAAGGCGGTCGACGGCTTCAAGAAAAGCCAGGACGAGCTGGAGAGCCGCGCGCAGAACGTCGACAAGACCGTCTCGAACGTCGGAACGTCGCTCGGCGGCATGGCGCGACAGGCGACGGTCTTCCTGGGCGCGCTCGGCGCCGGCAAGTTCATGGTCAACTTCGCCACCGAGACCATCACCGCCGCGGCCGGCGTGGGCCGCCTGACCCGCAGCATCAGCGAGAACGCGACGACGGTCTCCAAGTGGCAGGGCGTCGCGCGCGTGTTCGGCGGCGACGCGGCCTCGATGGCGAACTCGTTCACGACGTTGTCCGACGCATTCGCCGGCTGGAAGGTCGGCATCGTCTCGCCGATGATCGCAGACTTCCGCGCGATCTCGACCGCCGGCGGCAAGATCATCGACATCAACAAGGGCGTCGAGCAGAGCCTGTTCGACCTCGCGGACAACCTGAAGAACATCGCGGACCGCGGCCCGGACGGTCGCGCTCAGGCCGGCTTGCTCGGTCGACGGCTCGGTCTCGACCCGGCCTCGATCGACCTCCTGATGCAGGGCAGCGCCCGCGTGCGGGAGGAGCTGGCGAAGATCAGCGGCCTCACGCAGAAGAACGTCGACGACGCGACCGCGCTGGAGCGCCGCTGGAACGGCATGATGGTCGCCGGCCAGCAGATGGGGATGCGCTTCGTATTCGGCACGATCGACGCGGGCAAGTCGTTCTTCAACAAGATGAGGACCGGCAACACCAGCGGCGTCGAAACGGAGACGGACGGCTATCGAACCAGCGCCTACGACGGCCGACGCTACAAGGTCGGGTCGGACGCGTCGGGCGCGACGCCTAGCGCGCCTGCGGCCGCAGGCGGCGCGTTCACCTCGCAGGAAGAGAAGGCAGCCTTCATTCGCGAGGTCGCGCGCAAGAACGGGATCGACCCCGAGGTCGCGCTGCGCGTCTCGAAGACCGAGGGCTTCAACAACTTCGTCAGCACGGTACCCGGCGAGAAGTCGTACGGCGCCTTCCAGCTCAACCGCAGCAAGACCAGCAAGCCGAGCCTGGGCGACATGTTCGCCAAGGACACCGGCCTGGACCCCTCCGACCCGAAGACCGAGAAGCAGGGCATCGAGTACGCCCTGAAGTACGCGGCGACCTCCGGCCGCGGCTGGGCCGACTGGTACGGCGCGCGCAACAACGGGATCGGACAGTTCGCCGGCATCCCGCAGGGAGGCGCGTCAGGCGGCGCCGGCACCACCGTCCAGCAGCTCAACGTCTACACGCAGCCCGGCGCCGACGGCCGCCAGATCGGCGGAGACATCCGGGAGGAGCTGACGCGCAACCAGAGCCGCGCGGCCAACGCGAACAGCGGACCACAGTGACATGGCGCTATTTCCCTTCGTCCCCGACGTCCCCGGCGTTCCGGCTCTGCTGCGCGACGCGCTGCGTCCCATCGAGGACATCGCCCTGCTGGTCGACGACGCGCTGTCGCTCGTGTTCGGCTACGGCGGGCCCGAGTGGGGCGTCTTCCTGAACGGCGAGCAGGTCGTGCTGGCGGACAACGTCGTCGCGCTCGAGTTCAAGGAGCGGTGGGTCATCGCCGACTATCCGATCGAGGAAGGCGGGTTCGAGAACTATGACAAGGTCCAGACACCGTTCAGCGTGAAGGTCCGGTTCTCGGGCGGCGGCAACGTGTCGGACCGAACGGTCTTCCTCGACTCGATCGCGTCGGTGATGGGCGACCTGGAGCTCTACGACGTCGTCACGCCGGAGAAGATCTACACCAGCGTCAACTTCGAGCAGCAGGACTACAGGCGGACCGCGCAGGCGGGCGCCGGCCTGATATCGGTCGACGTTTGGTTTCAGCAGATCAGCGTCACGGCGCAGGCCGCGTTCAGCGACACGAAGGCGCCGAGCGGCGCGGCGCAGACGAACAACGGCACCGTCCAGGCGCAGCCGTTCAAAGCCCCGGCCTCGTTCTTCAACACCGACGTGCAGTGAGGGCGCTATGCTGACCATCCCCCTGCGCAAGGTCCCGTCGCAGACCCTGAGCGTGCAGATCGAGAACCAGAGCTGCCAGATCAACGTCTACCAGCGGTTCTACGGCGTGTTCCTCGACCTTTACGCCGACAACGTGCTGATCATCGGCGGCGTGAAGTGCCAGAACCTGAACAGGCTGGTGCGCGACCTGTCCCTCGGCTTCACCGGGGACTTCACGTTCTTCGACCTGCAGACCGACGACAAAGGCCTCGGCACGGACCCGAACTACGAGGGCTTCGGCGATCGCTACCTGCTGGTCTATCTGACCCCCGCCGAGGTCGAGCAGGTGACGACATGAGCTTCAAGAAACGCCTGATCGAGACCACGATCTCGCTCGCCCCGTCCGGCAGCAACACGCAGCAGCCGCAGTTCGAGGGCGGCGGAAACACGGTCACGCTGTCCGGGCTGCGCACGTCCTGCCGCGTCAACAAGGCGGGCGGACCGTCCGACTCCACCGCTGACATCACGATCTACGGCATGTCCGAGTCGAAGATGAACCAGCTCTCGACCCTCGGCGTGCAGATCAACCTGGTGCCGAAGAACTCGATCGTCGTGCAGGCCGGCGACGAGGACGGTCTGTCCACCGTCTTTCAGGGCTACATCCTGTCCGCTTACGCCGACCACAACGCCTCCCCGCAGGTAGCTTTCCGCATCAGCGCGCAGACGGGCCTTCCCGACGCCACGGTGCCGACCCCGGTGACGAGCAACCAGGGATCTGGCGACGTCGCGGTGATGATGGCCGACCTCGCCGGCAAGATGGGGCTCTACTTCGAGAACAACGGCGTCACGGCGAAGCTGTCGAACCCCTACTACCCCGGATCTCCGAAGACGCAGTTCGACGCCATCAAGCGCGACGCGAACATCGAGGGGACTATCGACAACGGCAAGCTCGCGATCTGGCCGAAGAACGGATCTCGCGGCGGCGCGGTGCCGCTGATCTCTCCCGAGACGGGGATGATCGGCTACCCGTCCTACACGGCCTACGGCATCGCCCTGCGCAGCATCTTCAACCCTTCGATCGGCTTCAACGGGAAGATCAAGGTGGAGAGCAGGCTCCAGCCGGCGTGCGGCGAATGGGTGGTCTACGCGATGGACTACGACCTCGAAAGCCTCGTGCCGAAGGGCAAATGGGAGATCTCTATGATGGCTTACAATCCCAAGTATCCAGCGCCGGTGCAGCGATGATGGCGGACGACAACCAGGCCGGCTACGGCCAGCAAAGCCCCGTCAACTCGTCGAGCGAGTACAACGCGACCGAGTTCATCATCCGTCAGATCATGGCCGGGATGTCGACGGTCAAGGCCGTGCAGGTCGTGGCGGTAAACAAGGACGCGAAGACCGTCGACGTCCTCCCTCTGGTCAAACTGGTCGACGGAAACGGAAACGCGACCGACCAGGGAAAGATCTTCGGCATCCCCTACACTCAGCTCCAGTGGGGCAAGAACGCGGTCGTCGGAACGCCGGCCGAGAAAGACGTCGGGGTCCTGCTCTGCTGCGACAGGGACATCTCGGCGGTGAAGTCGACGAAGGCCGCCGCGCCGCCGTCCTCGAGCCGGAAGTTCAGCGCCTCGGACGGCGTCTACCTCGGCGGGTTCGCGAACGGCGACGTCGAACAGTCGATCGAGTTCGTCGATGGCGGTATCGAGATCAAGGCGAAGGGCGGCCACTCGCTGAAGTCGACCGAGGCCGACGGCTGGACCATCGACCGCCTGACCGTCACCGGGCTCCTGATAGCGAGCCAGAACGTGCAACTGTCCGGATCTTTGCTCGGCACCAACGGCGCGACCTACGCCGGCGCGCTGAAGACCACGGGCGCCGTTGAGGGAGCCTCGGTCAAGGCCGGTGCGATCGATCTCGCCAGCCATCGCCACACGGCTCAGGGAGCGTTCGCGGTCACGACGCCGGCGCAGCCATGAGAACGTTGCGGCGAGGCACCATCACCATGTACGGTCCCGCGCCATGAGGACCCTTTTGCTCGACACCGTGGAGTGGGACTTCGTCCTGGACGTCTCGGGGAACTGGGCGGTCGCCGGCGAGCCTTACTCGCTCGCGCAGGACGCGGCCAGCGCGATCCGGCTGTTCCAGGGCGAGCTCTGGTACGACAAGTCGAAGGGCGTCCCCTACTTCAAGGACTTCCTCGGCAAGCCGCGCAAGGTGGCTCTGATGAAGGCGAAGTTCGCGCAGGCCGCGATGACCGTCCCCGGCGTGGTGAAAGCTGTCTGCTTCATCTCCAGCGTCGAGGGGCGTCAGGTGCGCGGTCAGGTGCAGGTGACGGACAAGAGCGGCAACGTGACCGCGGCGGGGTTCTGAGATGGCAAGCAACGTTCCGAAACCGTCCTTCGGACCTCGCGGCTTCACCGCCCCGCCGGAATCCGCGATCGTCGCCGGCGTCATGCAGGACATGAACGACGCGTTCGGCGGCGGGCTGAACCCGTCGCTGGAGACTCCGCAAGGACAGCTCGCGTCGAGCCTCGCCGCGATCATCGGCAACGCGAACGACACGTTCGTCGAGTACACCAACCAGGTCGACCCCGCCTATGCCGAGGGGCGCATGCAGGACGCCATCGGCCGGATCTACAACCTCGAGCGAAACTCGTCGCAGCCGACGGTCGTCCAAGCGGTCTGCAGCGGGCTGACCGGCGTCGTTCTTCCGGTCGGCACGCTGGCCCAGGCGATGGACGGCAACATCTACCAGTCCACCGAGGAGGCGGTGATCCCGATCGGCGGCAGCGTCACGGTGCAGTTCGCGAACACGGTGAACGGCGCCATCCCCTGCCCTGACGGATCTCTGAACAGGATCTACAAGTCGATCAACGGTTGGGAAAGCATCATCAACTTGGTCGACGGCGTGGTCGGCAACGAGGTCGAGAGCCGGAGCGAGTTCGAGGCTCGGCGCCAGGCCTCCGTCGCGCTGAACTCCCGAGGATCCATGCCTTCGATCCTCGGCGCCGTGCTGCAGGTCGAGGACGTCCTGGACGCCTACGTCACGGAGAACGTGAACGCCACGCCGCTGACCATCGGCGGCTTCACGCTCGCGCCGAAGTCACTTTACGTCGCCGCGGTGGGTGGCCTTCCGCAAGACGTTGCGCTGGCTATCTGGACGAAGAAGGCTCCGGGCTGCGCCTACAACGGAAACACCACCGAAACGATCATCGACAACTTCTCGGGCTACTCGTTCCCCTACCCGCAGTACGAGGTCAAATACGAGATCCCGCGATCGCTGCCGATCCTCTACGAAGTCAAGCTGGTCAACAACGCCCAGGTCCCCGACAACGTGGCCGAGCTCGTTCAGGGAGCGATCATCGCGGCGTTCGCCGGCGCCGACGGAGGTCAGCGCGCGCGGATCGGGTCTACAATTTACGCCAGCAGGTTTTATGCGCCGATCGCGGCGCTTGGGTCGTGGGCTCAGATCGTATCCATCACCATCGGTTCAGAGAACCAGTCGCAGGCAACGTTCGTCGGGTCTATCTCCGGACTGACCTTGACCGTGACGTCTGTGTCGGCCGGAACGCTGGCGGTCGGACAGACGCTGTCGAACGTCGGGAGCAGCATTCTTACGGGTACGCGGATCACGTCGCTCGGGACCGGGACGGGAGGCGCTGGAACATACTTCATCAACAACACGCAGACGGTGCCGTCCGGAACGATCAAGGCGTCTCGCGGCATCAACAACTCCGTCGACGTAGACATCGACCAGGTGCCGACGATCGCCGCCTCCGACATCATAGTGGCGTTGCAGTCATGAGCGGGCCTCCCTATCCAGCGGACGACGCGATCAGCGGCGGCATCGGAAGTTTCGTCATCGGCATCACGCCGATCGGGGGGAAGTCGGCTCCGTTCAAATATCGGCAGACCATCATCAGCCAGTACGCGAACAGCGACATCCTGACGTATCTGATCTGGTCGTTCTACATGTCGGAGGACCAGACTCCGAACATGGACGCCTTCTTCGACAGCATCTGGAACGTAGACACGGCGACCGGGGTCGGCCTCGACATATGGGGGCGCATCGTCGGCGTGTCGCGAACGCTTCAGGTGTCGGGCGACCGCGACTACTTCGGCTTCAACGAGGCGACCGACCTGAGCGCGAAGCCCTACAACGTCGCGCCGTTCTACGTCGGAGACAAGCTGTCGACGAACTTCGACCTTCCGGATGACGCCTACCGCACCCTGATCCTCGCCAAAGCGTTCGCGAACGTGTCGGACGGGTCGATCCCAAGCATCAACAAGATCTTGAGGAGCTTGTTTCCGGGGCGCGGCAACTGCTATTGCACTGACGGGCAGGACATGACGATGACCTACACGTTCGAGTTCATCCTCCAGCCGGTCGAGCTGGCAATCCTCTCTCAGACGGGCGTGCTGCCCAAGCCGAGCGGCGTGTCCGCGACGATCGTCCAGGTGGTTTGATGAAAAAAATCGACATTCCAGCCAAGTTTCCGATCCCGTTCGCGGCGTTCGCCGACGCTCCCTACATCTCGCAGATCCCGGTCGAGTCGCAGATCGGCACCAACCCCGGCCGGGCCTCGCTCACCGACGGCTTCGTTCCGCGCAACATGCAGCCGATCGACGCGGGCGGCATCCCGCCATTTGGGCAGGACGAGAACGGGATCATGTTCCAGACGACGTCCTGGGACAGGTGGCTGTCGGTCGGCGGTCCCGTCTACTACGACGCAGACTTCGCCACCGGCTCGGGCGGATACCCGGCGGAAGCGATCATCCGGTCGGCCATCGTCCCGGGCAAGCTGTGGATGAGCACGATCGATGACAACGTCAGCGACCCGGACGCTTTCGGCGCCGGGTGGGTGGAGCCTTCGTTCGGATACAGGACCGGCGACGTCATCGGAAACCTGTTCCCTTCAGATCCGCGCGACGGGTGGATCGTCGCCCGCGCCGGACTGACCATCGGCGCCGCCGGTTCGCCGGCCACGTTTGCTTCGGCACAGGCGGTTTTCCTCTACGTGAAGACGTGGAACAAATTTTCCAACGCTCAGTGTCCGGTGACGGGCGGTCGCGGCGCGAACGCGCTGGCCGACTTCAACGCCCTTAAACCGATTCAGGTTTACGACATGTCTGGCGCGGGAATGATCGGAAACGATGGGGCGTCGGGTCGGCTGGCCGGTGTTCCTGTCATATCAGGAAGCGCGACGGTGACAGGTTCACTGGTCGGAGAAAACCGCCACGCTTTGACGGTTGACGAAAACGGATCGCATTTTCACACCGGCACAACCGGCGTAGAAAGCACCACCCACACACATTCGGGAAGCGGGACCACTGGCGGGATGAACGCTGGAAACCCGCACGCGCACAACGGGAGAGTCCCTGGTTACTCCGACCGTAATTACTCACAGGGAGATTCGTCCGCCCTATCTCCCACCGGAGCCACCGGTGTTTCCATCACTGTAGATGCCGTCAGTGTTGAGCACGGTCATTTTTACTCGTTCGTTACCGGCGGGCAAAGCGCCTTGCACGTTCATGGGTTCACCACCCAGGCGTCGGGATCAAGCACGCCGCACAACACGGTCTGTCGCAGTGCAGTGGTCGACTGGCTGCAGAAGCTCTGAGGTCCAAATGACGTTCTCTGTTAAGAAATCGTTCGTTCGCGAAAACCCCGGCTTCGAGTTGGCCGTGGCTGCGCACGCAAAAGAACTGACCGACTGGATCGCCAGGGAGAAGCGCGTTGCCGAGGACGCCAAGAACCCAAGCATCCCCGATGTCGAACGGTGGGTTTCGTGCCCTAAGCCGGAAGCGCCGAACCCGCTGGTCGCGTCCGCCGTCGACGAAAACGGGATCGCTATCTACGTCGTGGAGGACGACGACCCCACCCCCGAGCAGATTCTTGCTATCAAAAAACAAGATCTTGCGCGCAGGCTTCTGCAGGCCGAGTCCGAAGCTCGAAACGCGGTGCTGCCCGTCAACAAACGCCCTCTACGCGAGATGATGGCGTCCGACATAGCCGCAGCAGACTTGTTGCGCTCCCAGCAGGTAGCGTCCAAGGTCGAGGCCAAGTTCAGGGAAGATATTCAAAAATACAGCGACAGGGTCGCGGCCATCGTTGGCAACGGCCCCGGTATCGTGACTCGCGCAGCAGCGAAGGTGGGGATCATAAAAGACCCTGTTGCCGAAGCTGCATCCTCGGTTCCGAGGCCAGAGCTTCAAGTCGTCGACGTGAAAAAAGAAGTCGCGGCGCTCAGGACGCCGGAAGAAAACGACTTTCTTGAAGAAAACCTTCGCATAGAGGCGGTCGACGTCGCGATATCCCGCAACGCAGCGCAGGCACTGCACGACATCGAAGACCTGACCGTTGACACGGTCGACCAGTACCAGATCCCCGATCTAAACAAGCAGGCCTGAAACTATGGACAAGATCCGCGCGCTCCTCGCGTCACTCGCCCTGTCGGTCCTCATGCTCGCGCCGGCGCCGGCGCTGTCGCAGTCGTCGCCGAACCTGATCACGGGTCAGGTGCCAACGGCGGCGCAGTGGAATAGCTACTTCGCGCGCAAGCAGGACGTCTTGAACTTCGTTCCGCTGAACGTCGCCGGCGGCTTCATGACCGGCAAGCTGACGCTGGCCGCGTCGGGATCGTCGGCGGCCAGCCTTAACTTCCAGACCGGAGTCGCACCTTCGCTGCCGAACAACGGCGACATGTGGCTGACTGGAGCTGGTCTTTTCCTGCGAACGGGCGGCGTCACGGTCGGACCGCTGTCGAGCCCGACCGCCGGCAGCTTCACCGCAACGTCTCCTCTCGCGGTGACGTTCCCGGGAACATCGTCCACCAACTACGCTCTCAACTTCAACTCGACGCTGACCGCCGCTGGCGGCAACCTCGGCGTCAATCTCGCCACGGCCAACGCGTGGTCGGGACTCCAGACCTTCGGCGCCGGGGCGACGATCACCACGTCTTTCACCGCGACGGGCCTGGTCAAGAACGCTGACCTCGTCAGCCCGACGGTCACAGTCAACAGCGTGCCCTGCACCCTCGGGGCAAGCTGCACGATCATCGCGTCTGCGGGTGCCATCACGGTCGGGGCCACGTCGATCGCCAGCGGAACGGTTAACGGCCTCCTGTTCAACAACGGCGGAAACCTTGGAAACCTTGCGACAGCGAACAACGGCCTGCTCGTCACTTCCGGTTCTGGCGTGCCGTCGATCTCCTCGGTACTCCCCAACGGCCTGTCCATGGGGACTCCTGCGTCCATCAACTTGACCAACGGCACCGCATTGCCGATCTCCGGGATCTCCGGTCTCGGCACCGGCGTAGGAACGGCGCTCGGGATCAACGTGGGGTCTGCTGGCAGCCCTGTCGTCAACGGCGGAGCCCTCGGGACGCCGCTGTCGGGGACCGCGACCAACATCACCGGGCTTCCGATCCTGACCGGCGTCAGCGGCCTCGGAACGAACGTTGCGGCGTTCCTCGCAACACCGTCAAGCGCCAACCTGCGCGCGGCCCTGACTGACGAGACGGGCACGGGCGCGGCGTATTTCGCCGGCGGTGCCCTGGGAACGCCCTCCTCAGGAGTCGGGACCAATATCACCGGCATTCCTCTTGCGAACGTGATCGGTAACCTTCCCGTCACCAACCTGAACAGCGGGACGGGCGCGAGCAGTTCTACGTTCTGGCGCGGCGACGGGATATGGGCCACGCCTGCTGGCAGCGGCAACGTATCCGGCCCTGCATCTTCGGTCAGCGGCAACATCTCAACCTTCAGCGGGACGAGCGGGACCGTCATCCAGGACAGCGGAGTTCCGATCGCGACGGGTCTAGTCCGAGCGGTGAAGTCTCAGGCCATCACTGCTAACGGCACATTCGCAACGTCGTGCACAACGCTCAATAGCGTTCTGGTCAGGACTAGGGCGGGCGGTGGCGGTGGTGGCGGGTCACCAGCTTCTTCGGCCGGCACGTTCGGTCTCGGCGGTGGCGGTGGTGGCGGCGGCTACGCTGAAAGTCTTCTGACCGCAGCACAGATCGCGGCCGCAACTCCGATCACTATGACGATCGGTGGCGGCGGCGCCGGCGGTGTCGGTGGAGCGGTCGGTGGGACCGGAGGCACTACTAGCTTCGGATCTCTTTTAGCAGCGAGCGGTGGGTTCGGTGGAACGTTTGCGACTTCATCCGTGAACGGAACGTATCGCGGAGGGGCAGGAGGCGACGGAAGCCTCGGCGGCGGCGTTGTCGGTTCTGTCGCCAGCGGATCGCCGGGCGGAACGGCTCTCGCACTCTATCCGAACGGCGCTATCACTGGCACGGGCGGGACTTCTGGCGGCATTGCGAGCGGCGGCGCCGTCACTCCTGTCTTGGCAGGCAACGGAACAGCGGCTACAGGTTTCGGTGGCGGTGGCGGTGGTGCTAGCATCACCCAGTCCACGGCCGCGGCGAACGGAGGTGCGGGCGCTCCAGGTCGTATCGACGTCTATGAGTTTTGCAGCGTCCCGTAGAGGAAATCGTATGCTGAAGAAGCTGGTATTTGTTGCGCTCCTGTCGATGATCTCGATGGGGGCGCAAGCGCAATCTGCGCTAAATCGAAGCGCTCCACTCGGTGAGACTCGATTGACCGGCCCGTCGGCGGTCCCGGCCGTACGGCTCGCGATGATCTCCACCATCTCGGGCAGCGCTGGACCTCTTGAGATGGCGACCTTCGACGGTAATCTCTATGGCGGAAACGCCGTCGCGTTCTACGGCCAGGCACCCGCCTCCACGCATTGGCTGGGCTGGTATTTCCGCTTTGGTGGCCCGGATAGCGTCGGCGTCGTGGCGCGCACGCACTTCTCGACCTTTGCCGGTTCGACGTGCCTTTACATTCACAACGGCGGTCATGGCGAGGGATACTTTGCGCCGGCGGTCCCCGATCCGACCAACGCGCCGGTGCCGGAGACGAAAGCCTTCGTTCGTCGCATCGTCACCACGCTCGGCTGCGATGTGATCCTGTCGTCAATGCCGCTCAGCGGCGAGAACGCGCAGTTTGCCGCCTATCTCGGCTACGCGACACCGAGCAGCCTCCCTCTGCATGATTTACTCGGCACACTGCCGCTGCACACTCCGCCGACCGGCACCCCGCTGCGCTATTTCCTCGATCCGGTCCGCGCCAGCATTGATTATGCGCTGTCGCTGCGCAGCTACAGCAAGGTGATCATGTCGGGCATTTCCGGCGGCGGATGGACAACCACGGTGATGGCGGCGATCGACCCGCGCATCACTCACTCTTATGCGATTGCCGGATCTGTTCCATTTGCGAGTCGCGTCGTCAATGAGGGTGATTGGGAACAATACGCTGGCATCAAGCAGCTCAATATCGACTATCCTGATCTGTATTTGATGGGCACCGTCGATGCCGCAGGCCTGCCGAACCGCCGCGCGCGGCTGCTCTACAACGGGGGCGATTCCTGTTGCTTCAAGAGCGCTGCCGTAAACGGATTCGCAGGCTGGCTGAAACTGCGAGCCGGGCGCGATGGCTTTGGCTCGCTCCGCATCTTCGTTGATCCCGATAAGACCATGCACGCGATTCACTCCACCCACGTCGACGCAATCCTCGCCGACATCCTCGCGCCCTGACAACGGAGAAAAACATGAGCATCGCATCCGTAGTCGGCGCAAAACTTTATCGGCAGGGATCGTCAGGCCCTGTTGTTCAACAGATCCAGCTCGGACTCCGGGCGATCGGCTACAAACTGACCGGCACCGGCAACTTCATGTCGGCCACGAACACCGCCGTCCGCTCTTTCCAACGCGCGGCCGGCCTTCTGGTCGACGGCGTGGTCGGCACCAACACGGCGAAGGCGATCGATGTCGCGGTGTCGAAGGTGAAGCCCGGGTCGACCGGCGCGATCATCGACATCTCGGACAGCATCCAGATCCCGGCCGCACAGATCCAGCGCCCTCTCTGGCTCGAGGCCGGCATCGCCCTGGTCGGCACGAAGGAGTTCGCCGGCGCCAAGAACAACCCGGTCATCATCGATTGGGCGAAGGCCGAGGGCGGCGACATCGCCAAGGCCTACACCCACGACTCGATCCCTTGGTGCGCGCTGTTCGCCAACCACGTCCTCACGAAGGTCGGTCTGGAGGGTACGGAGACGCTGTGGGCGCTCGACTTCAACGCCGACCGCATGCAGAAGCGTCTCGGGCACCGCTGGCCCGCCGTGCGCCTCGCTGGCCCCGCCGTGGGCGCGTTCGCGCCGATGCTTCGGGACGGCGGCGGGCACATCACCATCGTCGGCGGCAAGGATCAGCACGGCAACGTGATGGGCGTCGGCGGCAACCAGTCGGACGCCGTGACGATCGCGCCGTTCGCCGTGTCCCGGCTGAACGAGGGCTATTGGTGGCCGGCCGGGGTGCCGATGCCCGACAAGATCGGGATGTCGCACCTGCCGATCATCACCAGCACGGGCAAGGTCTCGTCGAACGAAGCGTGAGGAACCGCACTTTTTTCGTGCGTTCCCGTTCCGGTTGGTGCTAGGTCGATCAGCATCAACCGGAGATCCGGCCCATGTGGCTCCCGACGAAGAAACAGGTGGACACCGCGACCCGCTACATGGGCGTCATCGTGGCCACGTCCTTCACCATCTTCGGTCTCCAGGCGAAGGGCTTCGACCTCTCGCAAGCGCAGCGCGCGATCACGCAGCTCGGCGAAACGGCAAACACCCTCGTCATTCTCGCTGCTGGGCTCGTTGCCCTCTACAACACCGCCCGCGGCGTGAACGCGGCCAGCCCCACGAACCAGATCGCATCAGTCAAGTTAGACGCAGCGAACGGCAGCCAGGACGCGAAAGCGGCGCTGCTCGACGCGGCAGCGTCTCTCCCCGAGGTCGTCGACCCCATCCACGTCACGGACCAGTCCCTGGTGGACAAGACCACCAGCGACCAGGTCGTCAAAGCAGGAGGTTAGCTTGAAGTTCAACTATCGATTTTCAGCCGCGGTGTTCGGCGTCGCGCTCGCTCTAGGCGGTTGCGCGAAGCTGGTCGAGACGGCTCAGTTCGTCAGCACGGCGAACGCCGCGGTCCAGGACCTCACGGTGTCACCCGAGGCCGTCCTGATCGCCAGCAACGCGTTCGACGCCGTCCAGGTCACGGCGACGAACTATCTGCGGCTGAAGCGCTGCACCGGCGAGAACGGTCCGCTGTGCCGCGACCCTGACTACACGAAGACCTTGATCGCCTCGATCAAGACGGGGCGTCAGGCCCGCGACGACCTCCAGCAGTTCCTTCGCGACAACCCCGGCAAGCTCGGCAAGGCGGGGCTCTACAACGCCCTCGTGCAGTCGATCGACTCGATCCGGGGCATGATCGCGACGTACACCGCGGCGAGCGCGGCAACAACCGGAGCGAAGCCGTGAACTTGGAACAGATCATCCCTTTGGGCGTCAGCCTGCTGCAGGCCGCGCTCCCGTCGCTCTCCAAGCTGATCGGCGACAGCAAGGCGACCTTCATCACGAAGGCGGTCGCTTTCGTCGCGGAAGCCGCGCCGATCGTGGCCAAGGAGTACAAGGACTTGAAGCCGATCGTTCAGAACGTGATCGTCGCGCTGAAGTCTGATCCGTCGACGCTGATGGATCAGCTCGACAAGCTCGAGGAAGCCGAGAAGATCCTCGACCAGGACTTCGACGACGCCGCCGCAGCAGCTCTCGCGGAAGACGACGCAGCAAGCAAGACGTGAACCGGGGCGAGGCCGGCTATGAACGAAGTCGCTGGCCTCGCGGAAGTTTTGGCGAAGTACGGCCCTTGGGCCTTGGTGGTGATCCAGGGGTACGCGATCCGATGGCTTTTGTTGCGCAACGATGCGATCCAAGAGAAGCGGGTCGAGGAGGGTATCGCCAACGGCCAGACGGCCCGAGCCTGCGCGGACTCGCTGAAGCAGGTGCATGGGATCGCGGTCGCGGCGGACGCCCAACTGGCGGCGGTGAACCTCCGGCTGCAGAAGTACCTCAAGGACGGGGAAAATGCTTGATGCACCCGCTTGTGAAGTTCCTCCGGAGGATGGTCCTCCTCCCCGTCAAAGAGGCAGAGATCCGAGAGCGTCGGGTTCTGGCCGTTGAGAAGGTCGCCAGCGACGCGCGCCGCGACAGCAACATCCTCGCCGGCATGATCAGCCAGCAGACGGCCAGCCTTCGCAAAACCTACGACCAGCTTCTGGAGCGAACCTGAGCGATGTCCTACTTGCTGAAGACGCGGTTCGTCTGGCTTTTCGTGGTTCCGAACGTGGTGTTTGCATCGGTCGCGCTACTGACCAACGCCACCGATCTGATCGTGGTCCTGAACTTCGCGCTGGTCGCGCTGTGGGTCGGCGTGTGCGTCGCCTACCTTCCCCCGGTGATCATCATCCTCATGGACGACAGGCCGCTCGACCGCGCCGACATCCTCGCGCTCGGGATCTTCTGCGGCGGGTTCTCGATCGTCATCATCAGGACCTGGTCGATGATCTGGCGCATCATGGGAAAGCCCGAGTGGCTTCTCGAGTCCGACATCGTCAGCTACGCGCTGTTCACCAGCGTCATCGCCGCGGTGCTGCACCTCGCCGCGCCGGGCGGTCTGAACGACAGGGTCCCGCCCCGCCGGTGGATCAGCATCGGGATCTCGGTCGCGATCCTCGTCTTCGCCGGCCTGGTCCTCGCGTTCATGATGCAGGCGCCGATCGCGACATGAAAAAACCGCCCGGTTAAGGGCGGTTTCGTTCAGAGCAACAAGATCACTTCTTCGGAGCGTCGGGCGGTCGAGGCGCCGGCGTCGGCACCGCCGGGGTCGCAGGTGCGCCGGCCGCTTCGTTCTGCTTCTTGATCTGGTCGTTCAGCTTGTTCATCAGGTCGGCGACCTCGCCGTAGGGTTGGCGCATCAGGGCCACGCCGACGGCGTTGGCTTCCAGCGGCGTCAGGGTCAGCGTGTACTTCTCGGGCCCGATGGTCTGCGCGATCGCCGGGGCAGCGAGCAGGGAGGCTGCGGCGACGGCGCCGAGCATGATGGTTCGTAGCGTCTTCATGGTTCTTCCTTCAGGTTTTGGCCGGTTGGCCGGTGGTGGTTTCGTTGTCCCCAAACAACGCGATACCCGTGACTTTCCGCTTCTCGCATTGAAAGTTCGGGTGATAGGCCCAAGGCTCAGCCCGCGCGCGGCCTTCGGCTATCAGTTCGTCAATCCACTGGATTTCCGCGGGGTTGGCCCACTCCTCTTGGGTCAGCGTCCGGCCTCGTGCGAAACCTTCCGCCATCTGTTCTTTTGTCATGCGGATCGGCGCCGGCATCACTCAGTCTCCGTGGTTGCGCGCGCATTGACCGTAAGCGCGGTGCCCTCAAGAGGACGCATCGCGCTCGCGCCGAGATCAAACTCGCTCCCGTTGTCTAGCTTGACGCTGTACCGATCTTTGTAGGCCCAATAGTCGTCGGTCACGACGCCTTCGCCGAACTTGGTTGAGATGCGGTCGCCCTTCTTAATCTCTGTCATGCCTTGTCTCCCGGGAGCGCGTACCCCTTCGATCGCACCAGTTTGAGCGCGGCTTGCAGTTCCGCATCGTGCTCGTGTGGAATCTCCCACACTGCCGGACCGGAATTATAATCGGATTGCTGTGCCGGTCGGCTCTGATCAAAGCCGCAGCCATCAAAGTCCGGGCACCATCGGGCGATATGGTCTTTGCCGTCGTCGTCAGTCATCAGGCGCGGGGCGACCACTTCAAGCCTCTTACATCGCGGGCACTTCATAGCTTGCGCTCCAGTTCTCTCTGGGCTTCTGCGAAATTGTGGTAGTAATCGCGCTCTTGACTGGCGCGAATGGCTGACAGTGCCAACTTTGCCGTCTCAAGCGAGATCATAATGTTCTTCGGCTTTGCCGGTTTCTTCGGCGTCATATCGACATAGCCTTGGCAACCGTAGAGCAGAGGATCGTCGTAGCTCATGCGCGACCTCCCGCCTCAGTGTCGCGGTCATTGCGAGTAGCCGCCTGCCTGTGGCGGTAGGTCTCGACGCACGCCGGACAGGCGTTCGCCAATTTATCGTCAGGCCCCATGAACGACCGCCAGCCGGCCTTGGCGGCCATGTTGCGGGCAGCGTCGAAATTGGCCTGCTGTGTCTCGATGTCCTCGGGGCACTCGTCGCAATAGATGACGTGGAAATTCCCGTCTTTTTTGATCGTCATGCTCTCGACTCCATGAGGGCATCCTCGCCAGCTTCGGTAGACGTGTAGCACGCCGTCTCGATCGACCAATCCGCGTAGCCGCGATCGATCAGCGCGCGAAGCACGTTCTTGTCGGACTGGCTGGCGCGACTCTGATGCATCGCACCTTCACGCATCAGGTCGGCCAAGACGAGCTTCATGTTCGTCGTCAGCGGGCGAAGGTTGACGGTCTTTTTGTTTACGTGGCCGGCCGGCATCAGATCCCTTGCTCCACGGCAACCCGCCGGCGACGTTCGGCAGACCATGCGGCGACCGCCTCTTGCTGCCAGTCTAGCAAGGTGATGTCGACCGACATCGATGGGCAGATGTCGAGGCCCTGCACGAAACGCACGACCTCGCCGTACGGGATGCTTCGGCGCCGGGCGATGCTGAGGAAGGGGAAGGAGGACCGCTCCATGAAAGGGTCCAGGCTGTCGCAGATGATCGCGCCGCCGACGTCCAGGCGCAGCCCGCCGTTGTCGTACTCGCCGGCGAGCAGCTCCTCGTTGCCGGCGCCGTGCAGCTGCCAGAGCTGCCAGCCGGCGGTCCTGCAGCAGCGGACGTCGTAGCTGAAGGGAAGGCTGAAGATCGACGTCCGGGGGATCTTCGCGGTGGTGACGTGCAGGTCGTGGTAGCTCGGCATCTGTCGCTCCTTTGTGAACGGAAATTGTCGAGGGGTCGGGTTTCTCCCGTCCCGACCCCTCTCGGGTTGGCGCGCGGCAGAGACGGAGGAACGTGATCCGCCGCGCGCGCCCGGTCCCTACTCGCCGCGGATCTTGGCGAGAGCTTCGTCGCGCGCCTTGACGAGCGCGCCCATGTCGATCGGCATCCCGCGGTGGTCGAGCGTCTGCGCTGCCCGCTCCTTGAAGTGTTTCACAACGACTTCTTTCGTGCGCTGATGCTCAGGAAGAAGATTCATGTTCAGAATCTCCCAGCAGGTGTCCGGCGCCGGCAGCGCGTCGAACCCGGCGAAGGCCTTGTCCTGGATCACCTTGCCGCCGTGACGCTCGATCGCGCGCATGGCCTCCAGGGTGGCCGCAACGGCGGCGATGTTGTCGGCGACGCGGGTGTAGATGTCGATCGCCATGTTGCGCTTCTTGCCGTCCCGCGTCTCCCAATAGACGGACACGCCGGGGTCGCCCGGTTCGCCCTGGTCGCTGCGCGGCAGGCCGCTGACGCCGACCTTCAGGTTCGTTGAGACGACGATGTCTTCCTCGAAATCGCGCACGCCGTGGCGCGCGATCTCCTCGCGCAGGCGCTTGGTGGCCTCCTGGATGTTCAGGCTGCGGAAACCCATTCCGCTGTCTCGCTTGGCGCCGAACTGCGCCAGCTTGCGCGACGTCGTCTTCGGGTAGCCTTGCGGCCATGCGAGGGGAGATTTGAAAACCACGACGTTCCTCCGTCAGTGAGTGATGGGACCGGGGCGACGCATGCCACGCCGCCCCGACGATGTCTACTTGGCCTTTTTCTTCGCCGCCTTCTTGGCGACCTTCTTCGCCGGCGCCGCCTTCTTCGCGGGAGCCTTCGCCGGCTTCGCTTTCTTCGCTGGCACCGCCTCGACCGGCCCGTCGTAGTGAACCGATCGCAGCTCTTTCGGAAGCCACCCGGTGCCGGGCACAGTCTGAAGCGCAAACTGCACCGCGTTCTTCTTCGCCATCTTCGCCGTGCTGTCGCCTGGAGCGTCGCCCTGCGCGGTCCTGACTGCGTCGGCGATTCCGGCCACGCTGATCGAGTTGAAGTAATCCTCGTACTCGAAGGTTCGCCGGATCTCGGCGTTCACGAGGGCAGGCTTCATGGCAGCCAGCAGAGCAGCGAGCGCAGGTTCGTCGCGCAGCGGCACCTTCTCGGCGTTGAAGGTGACGATGTTGACCGCCGACGTGGCGACCTTCATCAGCATGGACGCCAGCTCGTTCATCGTCGCTTTGCTCGTGCCCTCGAACACGGAGATGAAGTCCTTGTCCGTTCCGGCAGATCCGTTGCCGACCCTGACGTTCAGAACCTTTCCGCCGCTCGCGAAGGCGGCGACCAGAGCGGCGACGGCTAGGCGAGGGTCGTGCTGAAGCATACCGGCGACGGCTTCCTGCAGTCCGGTGGACATGCGCTCGGCGAGCCTGTTGCTGATCACCGCGACCTCGCCCGGCTTCTTCGCGACGTCTTTCTTCGCGGGAGCGTCGGACTTCGACGTCGTCGACGTGTTCGACGGCTTGGGCTTCGTGCGCCCGTACTCGATCTTCAGGTTTCCGTCGTGGTCGATCGACAGGATGCAGCCCGACCGCGCCTTCTGCTCGGCGGTGAACCCCCGGTTCCTGATCAGAGTTTCGAGGTAGCCGTGGCGCCGGTGCATCTCGTGCTGCTCCGCCGACCAGTCGTCCTCGTCCTCCGGAGCGTTGCTCAGAGCGGCGGCGATCTTGGCGATCTCGTCCTTTTCGTCCGCGGTGGGCTTGCCTTTGCTGGCCGGCTCCTCGCGCCCGTAATAATAGCGGTCGTTGCCGAGGTCTTCCTCGGCCGCGGCCCAGCCCCATCCGCCCGTCGCGGTGTCGGCTGTCGTGAGGGCGCCGATCAGCCCGTTCATTTTGTCCTCGGCCATCTTCTTCAGCTTGGCCTGGTCGGTGACGTCGTGGCGCGTGCCGAACAGATCCTCGCTCTTGAGGATGCCCGCGGCCGCGACGGTCTCGACGCCGACGAACGCGACCAGCTTTCCGGTCTCGTGGCTGCCCGCCAGCTTTTGGTGGACGGTGTAGGCGGCGATGCGACCGTTGTGAGCGTTGCGCTTGAGCAGAGTGTAGAGCTTAGCCTGCGCCTTGACGTCCTCGGTCAGCGCGAACGCGCGGGCGGTCTCGCCGTCGATCTCGCCGGAGCGATACGCCTCGATGATCGCCGGCGCGAGCTGGCCCAGGCGCATCGTCTGGCGAAAGACTTTGTCGGACAGGGCGAACCGCTCCTGCGCCTCGGCCGGGGTCATGCCCTCCTTCACCAGCGCGGAGATCACCTCGTAGCGCTCGATCGGGTGCGGCGGAAGAACGATGTTCGTTGCCATAGCCAGCACGCGAGTGTCGCCGCTGAACTCGTCGGCCGAAACCGTCTGGATCAGCGTGTTCGGTTTGTCCTTGTATATTTCCTGCAGCGCGGCGAGGCGGCGGTTGCCGGCCACGACGATCAGCTTCTCGCCTTCGGTCTTGACCGCGAGCGGAATCAGCAAGCCCATCGACTTAATGGACGCCTTCAGTTCGCTGATGTCGCCGTTGCCGCCCTTGCGAACGTCGTACTTCGTGCCTCGCGCCGGCTGCAGCTTCCCGAGCGGGACCATAGTCGCGGTGGCCTGTTTCTCGATGGTTGGCATTCTGTTCTCTCCGTCGTGGTGGGTGGTGTTGAGGCGGTTACGTTCCGCCGGGAGCGGGCTTCGATGCTTAGGTGATGTGGCCTTTGAGGCGCAGCCAGTAGCGACACGTCGCTCGGATGTCCTTGTCTTTCACGTCGCTTTTGTTGACGATCCAGAGCATGTATTCCGGGTCGTCCTGCGCGACCTGCGACCACGGTTTGTTCGCGTGCTTCTTCATGAAGCACATGTGGAGCAGCGCCGGGCCGCTCGACCATTTCAGGATGTCCTTCAGCGAAGCCTCTCTCAGCATCCTTCGCAGCACGAAAGCGCAGACGTAGGCGTCGGGGGCTGCGCGGTGCAGCGGCTGCGCGAGTCCCTTGAAAAAGTCAGGATCTTTGTCGACCTCAAGGAAATACATCAGCTCCGCCAGCTTGTGGCCGGGAGCCTCGGGCCAGACGCGCAGCGCGGATTTGTAGGTGCAGATCCACTGCCGTTCTCCGATCCCGACGAACAGCTTCTCGAAGTCGACGTTGTGAGCGCAGACGAACTCGTGATCGCCGTCGTTCAGGATCATGCAGGCCTCGGTCGGGGAGATGGCGTCCGCCACGTCCTCGTCGCTGATGTGGTGAACAGCGCGCGCGGGGATCGGTATCGGGCGCCCGGGGTTGACGAGCTCGCCGTGTGGGTTTCCGACGAAGTCGTCGGTCAGGTCGCACCAGCCGACCTCGACGAGCGCGTGCGCGCGCTCCTGGTCGGACGGCATGCCCGTCGTCTCCGTGTCGATGCACCGGATCTTCACGGCAGCACCCGGCGGAAAGAGATCACCAGGCTGTCGCCGGGCTGGCAATCGGGCACCAACTCGCCGAAGCCGAGCGACGTCCCGTTGTCGAGCAGGACGAAGTGACCGATCGAAACCTCGCCCATGACGGCGTCCTTGCCGGCGCCGCGGACGTGCGTGGACTTGAAGCGCTCCTCGACGCGAAGCACTTTCCCCATGTTGAACTCAACGTCAGTTCGCTTGCGCTGGCTCATGACATGCCCACCTCTGCCTCGACGCTCTCCTGTTCTTTCTCCGCCACGCCGCCGACCTTACGAGCGAGGTTCGCGAACTCGGTGGCGCTGAACTGCTTCCCGCGCATGCTGGCGTCGGCCGCGGCGTAGCTCGCGACGCCGATCAGGAGGACCGTCAGGAACGAGTCGGTCGTGCTTTCGGGAAGTTTCTCGCCCTCTTTGATGTGGCCGTGATGTATCATCGCTCGCTCGACCGTGGTCTCGTACCCCTGGACCACGGCGTCGACCAGCTTGGACGCCGACCGCAAGATGCTCTGGCTGGACACGGTCGTCCACCTGTCGGGGTTGCATATCTCCTCGAACGACTTGTGGATCGGGTAGGTCTTGACGTCTTTGCTCACGGCTTCCTCCTTCAAACGACGACGATCAGCGCTTCGGCTGCGCGGGTGACTGCGGTGTAGAGCCAGCGGGCGGGGATGCTGTCGTCCTCCCGTCCGAAGACACGGCTTTCGTCGAAGACGAGGACCTTGTCCCACTGCGAGCCCTGCGATTTGTGGCAGGTCACGGCGTAGGCGTAGTCGAACTCGTCATGGTTCTGCCTGGACAGGCCGGACGGAAGGCGAAGGTCGTTCGGCCTGTTGTTCCAGAACCAGAACGCGTGCGGGACTTTGACGTGGCTGATCCCCATGTCGTCTTGCGAGTCCAGCTCGAGGAACGAGACGTCCCGGCGCCCGGGCTTCTTCGCCTCTGGCATCCTGTCGAGGATCTCCTTCACCTCCCACATGCCGCCGTTCAGGAGGCCGCGGTCGCGTTTGTTCTTCAGACAGATCACGCGGTCGCCTTCGACGGGCGTGTCGTCGCCCCTCGGCAGCAGGCCGTCGTCCATGAGGCCCTTCCTGATCCGCCGGTTGATCGTGACGCGGGTGTCGTTCTTCCCGCACAGGATCTGTCCTGCTCCCATCTCAGACTTCCTCTGCAGCCTGTCGCGCGTGATGATCGACACGCCCGTTCCCTTCGTCGGCCCGACGTGGTTGCCGACCACCAGGGTCCCGCCCGTCCTGATCAGCGTCGCGATACGCACGATCGGGTTCTCGGCGGCCTGCCGGTGGATCTCGGTCAGCATCACGTCAGGCTCGGCGTCGGTGAAGAAGCCGGCGCCGGCGACCGGGGGAAGCTGCGCCGGGTCGCCTAGCACCAGGACCGGCGTGTTGAACGACAGGAGGTCGCGCGCCAGCTCCTCGCCAACCATCGAGCATTCGTCGACGATGACGAGCGAGGCATACTTCACCGCGCTCTCCGGGTTGATCTGCCACGCCGGCACGCCGTCGTCTTCGTCCCCGTCGCGCTTCTCGCGGCGGGGCTTGTAGATCAGCGAGTGGATCGTCGACGCGTTCCAGCAGCCCTTCTTGCGCATCACCAGCGCGGCCTTGCCGGTGAAGGCGGAGAACAGGACCTCTCCCTGGACCATGTCGGCTATCGTCATCGCCAGCGGGGTCTTGCCCGTCCCGGCGTACCCAAACAGGCGAAAGATCTGGTTCTTGCTGCCGCCGTCGAGCCACGACTCGGCGGACAGCCAGCGGCGGACCTTTTCGAGGGCCGCGTCCTGTTGAGGGGACCAATCCATCAGCGCCCTCCCGACCGATAGGGGTTCTTGAAGCCGGGATGCGTCGAGGCGTGCCCGTCGTAGAACGTGCAGCGCTCCATGCTGCCGAGAGGATGTCCCTCGAACAGGATGTCGCCGGCCTGAAGAACGCCCGTATCGGCGCCGGCCTTGAAGATCGCCTCGCGGCGAATGTCCGACGCGACGCCGTCCAGGTACCTCATGACAGTCGACAGGTCGGTCGAGTACTTGCTCGGCACCGCGGGGTCGTGAAGCATGGTCTGCATCTTCATCCGGAGTCCCGACAGGGCGTCCCTGTCCATGCTGAACGCCATCACGCCCTCGCGAAACGCTTGAGGGCGTCGTCGCGCTCCTTGGTCAGGGCGTCGATCTCGTCCAGGCCGAGCAGCTCCTTGCGGTCCTCGCGGGTTCCGTTCCACGCCTCGTTGATGGCGGTTTTGCTGGTCGCGCGGTCGAAAGTGTCCCGCATGTGGCTGATGTAGCCCTCAGGGCCGTCGAACGTCAGGCCTTTCGGGGGCGGAGCAGCCCCACGGCTCGCAGCCGGCTTGCTGGACGCGCTGGTTTCAGGAGCGCGCTGTCGCGTGTCGGCGGTCTTGGCAGGCTCGTCAGCAGCCCCCGCTGGCCGTTCGTCGCCGTCGGGCTGGCTGCCCTGCGAGCGAACAGCGTCGTCCTCGCTCCCCTGAACGTCGGGCTGCTTCCACTCCTGACCGAGTTCCGTCGCCACGCTGTTGGAGGTGCAGATGCCGGTCCACTCGTCGTAGGAGCTGAACAGGTCGTCCTTCCCGCTGTCGCCGCGGTCGAACCGCTGGTCGATGATGAACTTCGGCTGCTCGCCGCGGTCCTTCAGGATCTTGCCCGACCGGCTGATCACGAAGTCGGCCGAGGCGAAATCCTTGGCGTCGCCGTTGAACCGGTCGTCGGGGTTGACCGCGGTGCGCCGCGGCTCCGACTTCGCTTCCTCCTTGGGGGCGGCGCGTGCTGCTGCAGCTGCCTGGGCGCCCTGCGTGGCCTCGTCGGCGTTCTTCGCGATGGTCTCGCTGACCTGATCCGGGGTGTCCTTCAAAACGTTGCCGGCGCCCTGAAACTTCGGTCGCTCCGTCACGCCGCCGCGGCCGAGGACGGAGTCGATCTGCTCGCCGTCCTTGATGGCGGTCAGCATGCCGACCATCGCCGGCATGTGGTCGACCTTGATCTCCGACACGTTCACCACGCCGAGCGCCTGAAAGAGCGCCTCCGGCGTGACGTCGAACCGGGCGAACGCCTCGATCATCTTCTCGCGGCGCTGGATCAGCGTGTCGGCGTTGCCCATCAGGACCTTGATGACGCGCTGGTAGCCGCCCTGCCAGAGGACCTTCGGGACCACGGACAGGATGGCGTTGCGGCGCGCGATCGACGACGCGGCGTTCACGGTCATGTTGATCATGTCGGCCGAGTAGATCTGCGGCTTCCTGCCGTTGGTCCCCGACGTCATGATGCTGCGACGGTTGGGGATGATCTCCGCTTGGTTCATCTGAAGGTCGAGGGCCACGGCCTCTACGATGACGGCGGCGCGCTCAGGGTCGGCCATGTCGAGCGCAACGAAGCGCGAGGCGACGCGGATGTTGCCGTAGGACGCGCGAACGATCTCAGCGAACCGGATGCTCGGGCCGGTGATCTGCTTGTTGCCGCGCTTCAGGGAATAGCTGCACTCTGCGGCGATGTCCTCGTCCAGGGTGGCGCGGCCGGTGATCTCGTTGATGATCTCCTGATCCCGGCGTCGCGGGTACTTGTGCGCGGTGGCGACCGCCTGGTTGATCTCGGCGGTGATGACCGGCTGCAAACCGCCGGTGGGCTCGACCGCGATGATCTCGCCGGTCTCGCTGTCGAGGATAGGGCCGTTCTCGTCGTACTGGTTGCTCACGATGTTTCCTCCGTCGTGCGTTGAAAAAACGGCAGGGATGCTAGTCTGTCCGGGCCTAATCAGACGCTCCCTGCCCTCGGCCTCTGCGCAGCGCGCTACGCAGAACAACTACGGGGCGCGGGAGGCGCCCCGATTGTTTCAGCCAGTCACCCGGCCGAAGCCGAAGGGCATGCGGTTGATGTCGAGCTCCTCGACCGGCTTGCGCGGCAGCCAGCGCTGGTCCGTGCCGAACTGCTCGCGCGCCGCCTTGTAGCGACCGATCGCCGTCTCGATGTCCATCTTAGCGCCGCGCGTGAACAGGTTCTCCGGGTGCGAAGTGATCACGGTCGACCAAGCGTCAGGAGCCCCGGTCTTCGGTATGAAGACGAACTGGAAGCCGAAGCTCTTGCGCTCGACGCACTTCTTCAGAAACTCGAGAACAGCGACCTCGTCGGGGCTGTAGGTCTGCGTGCCCTTCAGTTTGACGTCGTCTCCGAGGTAGGGCTTCCCGAAAGGCTCGGTACCGCCGAACACCTTCCCGGCCTTCAGGAGCGCCGCCATCTGCCGGCGGCCCTCGCTGTAATGCTCTGCCGGGATGTCGTAGCGGTAGGTGTGGATGTCGAGCATGCAGGCGACCTCGAGGTCGCGCTCGCGCTCGTTGGCGATGGTCTTGATGTCGCCGATGCCGCCGATCTTCAGCTTGTCGAGGCGGACCTTGCAGCGAACGCCGTCCGGTCGGGTCCAGAAGATCGAAACCTCGCTCGGGCCGTTGTCGAGGCAGCCATGCAGCTCGGGGTCGGCGTCGAGAACGTCCTTGCAGCTCATGACGAAGTCGTAGTCGTCGCCCTTGAGCAGATACTGACCTTCGTACAACTTCGCTTTCGAGGCCTTGGTCAGCGCACTTTTTTCAGCCGAGGACAGGTGCTCGTCGGCCTCGGTGTAGGGGCCTCGCACGTAGATCGCGCTGAACGCGTCGAACCCTTCGAGCAGCAGCTTGTGCGTCGCGGAGCCGAGGATCTTGGAGTCGGTCTTCTTGTCCTTCGGCTTCTTCGGGTTCATCCACGATTTGAACCAGTACAGGTTCGCGCCCTTCAGCAGATCGCGGATGTTGCTTGAACCGAGGGCCGAGTCGGCGTGGTACCGATCCTCGTCCAGGCCGAGGTAGATTCCGTCGGGGAGTTTCAGTTCGACCGGCTTCTCAGCGGGTGCAGGCTTGATGGCGGCAGGCGTCGTCGATGCTGCTTTTGGCATCATTTTCTCCAGTGTGTGAACGGTTAGACCAAGGTCGGTCCTATACGATCTGTTTGCCGATGACCAGCCGGAAAACAGGATGTCAGGTGGTTTTGTCGCCGCCCCCGGCTACTGGCGCGCTGAGGGCGGCGATTATCAAATCATGCTCCTCCCGCGTCAGGTCCATGATCGTCGCGTTCTCGCGGCCATGTGTTTCGCTCCACCATTTGGCCGAAGAAGATATGCGATTTGCCAACGCCTTCCTCACCGCATCCGGCTCGGGCACTTCCCCGGCTACTGGCGCGCTGAGGGCGGCGAGGGCCTTGCTGCATAGTTCTGCTTCGGGAAGGTTGTTGTGGTAGCGATGCAAACGCTCGGACGTTTCCAGCGCCTCCCTCACCGCATCCGGCTCGGGCGAGGTGGTGGGGGCATTCATGGCAGCAACTCCTCTGGCTTCACCTTCGTCGCTCGCGCGATCTTGTAGAGCATCATCACGCTCAGACCGCGCGCTCCTTTTTCGTACAGGCCCACGGCCTGGTCGGTCACGCCGATAGCCTCGCCCATCTGTCGCTGAGACATGCCGGCCTTCGTTCTCGCGGCGCGGACTCGCGCGCCTACGTCCGCGTTGGTGATGGTCTTAGCCATTGTCCTCGACCTTTCGATCCTTGATGCCGACCTGCTTGATCTGGTGGCGCATGTTCTTGACGAGCTCGTCGAACAGTTCTTCCCGGTCCTCGGGCTTGATCGACGACGCGATGGTGGACGACAGCAGCACGGCGTAGGCGCCGATCTGGATCCGGGGCGGTATCCTCGCGGCCATGTTGGCGAGGAACAGCGCGGTCTCCTTCACCTGCTCGTTGCCGTCCTTGTCTTTCTTCAGCTTGCTCATGGTGCCTCAGTTGATCGTCACGCCCACTCGACGGCGCAACAGGTGGGTGAAGTTGTCGATGGCCTGGGCGTGAAACGTGGGGACGACCTCGGTCTTCAGGATGGCCTCGAACACCGCGCCGAGCGCGGCGATCTTCCCGTTCACGTCCATGGCCTCGTCCGCGTTGATGACGTCGCAGATCTCGCTGATCATGTCCTGCATCTCGCTCTCCCCGGGTGTTAGACCGGGTGAAGCGGGTAGTCCCCGCCGGGGCGAGTCGGCCAGCCCCGGCGAGCGTCGTCCCCAGCTTTACTCGGTCGCCGCGGTCTCGACGGCCTTCGCGCGCAGCTTCAGGATGGCCTCCTTCGCCCGGTTGACCCGGCTCTTGACCGTGCCGACCGCGACGCCGAGATGCTCGGCCGCGTTCACGTAGGACAGACCGCCTTCCCCGACCACGGTCAGCAGGGCGTCTCGGTAGGCGCCGGAGATCTTCTCGATGTGGGCCTCGTCGCCCGGCTTGAACTCGAACCGTTCCTTGGTCGCCATGGTCAGACCATCTCCCCGTCTTCGATGACGATGCCCGAACCGTCGCCGGCGCCGACACACTCCATCAGCACCACGAACCCGTTCGCCTCGGCGTCGGCCTCGAGCGCGGCGCGGGCGTCCGGGTCCAGGAGCGAGCCCTCGCGGACCAGCAGCACGCGCAACTCGGGCTTCATCGCCATCAGCAGCGCCGTGGCCGTGCGGATCTTGCGCGCGGTCGACGCGTCCGCGAACGGCAGCCCGTCGAGCAGGATCTGTTCGTCCCCGAAGGACAGGCCCTCGACCGGGAGGTTGGCCGCAGCGATCGCGTCCGCCTTCTCCTGGTCGACGGCGACGATCTGCTTGCTGAGATCCTCGTACTCGGCTTCCTTGTCGTCCCGCTCCTTGATCTTCGCGTCGCGGTCGGTCCGAGCGCGGTAGCCTTTGTTCAACTCGTCGGCCTGGGCGATCTCCTGCTCGATGACGGCGGCGTCCATCAGGTCGGGCAGCGGCTCGGCGTTGTCGAGCTTGGCCTGCAGCTCCCCGTTCGTCTGCTTCAGCGAAGCGATGGCGACCTGCAGGTTTTTTATGTTCGCCTCGATCCGGTCGATCTCGTCCAGATTGTCGGAGATGTTTTGAGCGGTTGCCTCGCGCCCGTCCCGGCGTCGCTCGATCGCGGCGTTGTACTCCCCGACCTCGCGCAGCTTCGCGGCCAGCGCCGACACGTCGATCGCCTCTGTTCTGGCGTTCTGCGGCACGGCGATGGACAGGACCGCGCCTTTCAGGCGCTCGAACTCGCGGCCGACCTGCGTGCGAGTCTCGTACAGATCCGCGCGTCGCGCGGCGATGTCGTCGAAGTCGACGTTCGGCACCAAGCCCTTCAGCAGGTCGTACTGCTCCTTCGGCTTCATCTTCGAGAACGCCAGCGGGTCGTCGGCGATTGGGGATCCAAGCAGCTCGTTCAGGACGTCCTGCGGTCGGGCTGCGCGCTTGCCGTCGGCGTACTGCAGAACGACCTTGTGGTCGATGGCGCCGTCCTCCTTCCGCCAGATCGTGCGGGTGATCTTCAGCCCGCCGAAGTCGAGCATGATCTCGGCGTTGTCCTCGCCCGTGCGGATGGGCGTGGCCGGGAAATACTTCTTCCCGCCGATCGCCGTGTAGACCGAGTCGAGCACGGCGCTTTTGCCCTGCTCGTTGCGCCCGGACACGGTGAACAGGCCGCCGTCCGGGGTGATACGAACCGCCTTCAGCTTACGGAAGTTCTCGACCCTGAGCTCGACGAGCCTGAGCGGCGCGTCCTCCTTCGGGGGTTCTGTAGCTGCCTTCTTCGGTGCTTTACCCACGGCTTTCTTCTCCTGTTTGGGCGCGACCACGCCCGTGCATTCGGGGACCGTCTCGGAATGAACCCTCCCCGTCCCGTCGCATCGGTCGTACTCGTACCAATGCTGCGGCCAGTTATCCGGCTCGTGCCGGGATATCTTCAGCATCGGGCACTTCACGCAGCGCCTGATGGTCTGTGTGTGGTCTATGACCTCGGGGGCTGCCCAGCGGTGCGCCACGTCACGGCTCCCCGTTGATCGGCTCCCAGCGAACGCACACACCTTCGAACTTGTCGCCGGGATGCTCCTCCTGCCAGAATGCCATCATGTCGATGATGCTGACGAAGCCATCGCTCTGCGCGAACCGATTGAGCTGTCGAGACGTAAGCAGCTTTCCGTCTAGCATGATCGCCCCGGTCTGCGGCCAGATGATAATTGGCAGGACATCGGTGCACTTCGCGACACCGATCAGTCGGCACTGCTTGGTCCGCATCGCGTAGTAAAGCTGCAGGATCTCGCCGGGACGCGCGTGTCGGCGTTTGCCGTGCGCGCGGATGGTCTGAAGCTTCGGCGCCGGAAAGTCGACCGTCGTCGGCCCGGTGATCTCGCGACCGAGCCCGACCTCGATGGGGGCGACGAAGCGTTCCTTGAACGAGTATGCGACCACGGTCAGGCTCCTTTCGTGACGCTGAACAGGACGGTGTTGATGTTCGTGCCGCTCTCGCTGAACGACCCGACCGGCAGATGTTCCCACGGCGAGTCGCTCCAGCGAGACCTGACCCCGACATCGTCGAGCAGGCCGTGATCGACCGCCGTCGCGGGCAAGATGGCGAACAGGTGCCCGCCCGGCTTCAGGAAAGCATAGGCGTGCCGAACGTGTTTCTCGTAGTGCCTGCCGGCGAACGGCGGGTTCATCACCACCGCGTCGTAGGTGCCGCACGGAGCCGTCGCAAGAAAGTTCACGCACGAAACGCGCAGCCCCTTCTGCCGGCACTGGCCTGCGCGGCCGACGTCGACCTCGAAGCCGACGACGTGGGCGCCCTTTCGCTGCAGCTCGATCATGAAGCGACCGTCGCCGCACGACGGCTCCAGCGTCTTCTTGTTGCGCAGGGCGTCGCTCCCGTGACGGCGCGAGATCTGACCCATCGTCCACTCTATGGCTGACTGAGGCGTAGGGTAAAACGCGAGGTCCTTGCTGACCTCGGTCGAGGTCTGCTTCGCCGGCCGCTCCTCGGGGCAGTCGGCGAGGACGTCGCCGTAGTATTCCGCCAGCGCGCGGTTGATGTCGCGCAGCGCCGCCTGGTTGAACATCAGGTGCGCGTTGCCGTTCATGAACTTCTTGATGGTCAGGCCTCGGATGACGGCCTGTCCTGCGGACGGTTTGAAATAACTGTGAAGGTCGTCGACGGGCTTCATGTCGCCGTGCTCGATCAGCGGCTCGCCGCGGTAGGAGGCGAGCGCGTTCAGGACGTCGACCAGCCGCTCGCGTCCCCACGACCCGTAGCCCGCGACGTTCGACAGCACGATCCGCTTCGGCAGACCGGAGACGCCGATCTTCATCTTCTCGTGGCTGCGGTACGCCTGGTCGAGCGCGCAGAACGTCTCGGCAAGTCCTCGCAGGATGTTGCCGCGCGGGTCCAGGATGTAGCGGCCGAACGTCGCCTTGATGTTCTCCAAGGTGAAGGGAGCCGGCTTCTCCATAGACTGCTCGAACAGCTTCCTGTCTCGCGCCGTGGCGATCAGTTCGATGTTCAGGCCCTTGTAGACGTGCATCCACGCCGACCGAAGGAGGCTGTCCTGCATCGTTCGCCGGTGAAGGTGCCCGACGTCCAGCGAGATCGCCGTCACAGTACCACCGACCTGCGACGCGTTCTTCGCGTCAAAGCCCGCGCGCTCGAACCGCTCGATCGCAGCGTCGATGTCGGCGAACTTCAGGTCGTATTCGGCGACCACGTCAGGCAGGCTGCGCTGCAAAGCAGGGACGTGCATGTTCATCGCTTGGCGACCTTCCGCTTCTTGCCGGTGTAGGGCTCGGTCGGCTGCAAGGCCGCCATCACGGTCCAGACCTTCAGGTAGGCGTCGTGCAGATCGTTCTCGACCACGCTGCTCTTGAAGTTGGGGTAGTCGATGTCGTCCAGGCTCGAAGTCATGGCGGCGTCGACGTCGCGACGAGAGACCACCGCGCGGAACAGGTAGTCCGACTTCGTGTATTGGGTGACGACAGCTTCCGGAAAGACACGCTCGATGTCTCCTTCGCGGCGAGCCCGAACGAGCAGTTCGCCCGGCCCGCAGTCCTTGCTGACGATCGACAGAAACGCGTTGTTCAACATGATCCACATCAGGTCTTCCCCTTTTTGTTCTTCGGTTTCTTTTTCGCGGTCTTCTTCGCGATCTTCTTCAGCTTGGGCGCCGGCTCGGCGGCGGCGTTCATCGCCTGCGCTCGGCGGTACCGAGACTCGCGCATCGCGAACAGTTGCGCCTCGCGCGGTCCCATCTTGCGTTCGCCCATGAAGCCCTCGTCGGTAAAAAGAGGCGGGAGGCATTCGCGCCGTCCCGCCGAGTCGCCGGTCAGCTCACAACAAACCGCCGGATCTGAGTGTCAGGCAGCTTCGGCCAGAACTTTCCAGTCTGACTTCGGTAGTTCGATCACCTGCGCCCCGATGCGCTCCAGCTCGGTCGCCCGGTCGTAGGACTCGACGTCCTGCGACATCCGGGTGATTGCGTTGTAGAGACCGAACCGGGTCGCGCTGCCGCCGTCGATCAGATGCTTCAACACGGACTTGCCCTCGGCCTCGAGCAAACCGAGTCGCTTGCTCGACAGTTCGACGACCTTGACGACGTCGCCGTCGATGGTGTCGGCCTGCGTCCCTTCGATCTTGTCGACGAGCGAGTCGAACTTCGCTCGGTCGAACACCGCGCGCACGACGTCGCGGACCGTCGACCAGAGCGCGGCGTTGTTCAGGCGCTTCGACTTGTCGGACAGCATCGCGTAGAGCTCGCCTTCAGCGATCGTGGTTTTCTGGCCAACGTGGGCCCGGCGCATCGACCGTTCCCCGAAGGAAGCGAGGTTCGAGCAGAACCCGTCGTAGACGCCGCCCTGAATAGACAGCGCGCCCATCCCTACCTCGCTGTTCGAGATCGTGATCGCCGGCGACTGGATGCGGACGATGGTGTGGCCTCCGTCCCCGAACTTCGCGTTCGCTTGCTTCAGGGCGCGCTCGACCTTCTTGTCGACGGCCTTGATGTAGAGACGGCGGTCGGTGATCTCGCAGGACATGATCGCAAGGTCCATGTCCAGCAGCACCGGCAGGACGGCCTCGGCCAGATCTTCGTTCTCCATGTCGGGCGAGAACTTGTCGGACAGGAACGCGCGGGCCGTGTTGTCCAGCGTGCGGACCATCCGAGGAACCGGGTACTTCTCGAACCACGCGTTCACGTTCGACGACAGGAGGGCTTTGTCCTCGCGCAGCATCTTGTCGTAGTATTTCGTCGGGATCTCCAGGTGCGCCCCGATCTGGCCGTGGGCGATGCCGTTCACGCCGTAGAACCGGGCGTCACCGATCCGCAGGCCGGCGGTCTCCGGGTCCATGATCAGGTTTTTCGTGCTGACCACCAGGTCCGATTTGTTGTTGGCGCGGCGATCGATCTCGGCCGCCAGATCCTGAAGGGAACGTCCGTTTCGCATGAGCAGTTTTCCTCTGTTGTTCGACGCCAGGAGAGCGTCGCTGAGAACGACACCTATGCGCAGAGTTTGGTGTCGTCCAGCGTTTTCTGTTCCCTCACGAAAAAGTCGGGGAAAATTATCGACCCCGATCAAGGGAGCGGTGACGCGCCGGTTCGCCCTGTCCCGTCAAAGACATGGCCGCCGTGACGTCACCGTCACCGGGGAAATCACCCGTCCGTCACCGCCTCGCGTCACCGTTGACAGGCCGTCGCGAAAATGGTGACAGGGCTTTCGCGCGCGGCCTTGAAACGCAGGAGTTGATGGTTCAGGGGGAAACGCTTCAAGCGTTTTCCTCCTCTACAGTGCCTAGATCACCGCGCGCGCTAGGGCGCTTGCTCTTCGTCCGAGCCGTTCAGAAAACCGGTTGACTGACTCGCCGTTCGGGACCATAGGCGGAAAGCGACCTGTTCTTCCCTTCACCAGATTGCTGCCTCCGTTCACCGCCAAGGCGTCCGGTCCCGCAGCATACGACGGCCCCCGCCGACAGGTCGCTCTTTCGCGGGGGCCGTTACTTTCGAGGGAGCAGCATGTCAAAAACTGTCCAGGAAGAACGCGACGATCAGACGTCGCACGAGGCGATCAAGCCGCAGAAGTTCAAAGACCTGCACGGCAAAGTCCTCAACGCTGACAACACCATCAAGAACGCTCGCGTCCGAAAAGGCGAGCTGATCGCCGACGCGGTCGAAAACGAAAAGCTGCACAAGGGCGCCTACGGCGTGTTCTGCAGACTGGAAAAAATGGATCCTGTCGCTCGCGAAGCGTTTCGCTTTCATTTTGAAATTTACTGCGAGCGCGCCTGGGGCGAAAACAAGGACCTTTTGCGCGTGACCGGCGACGCCGCAGGCACTCCGGAAGGGGAGACGGACCTTCGGCCGCGCAACCTTCGACAGCCCGGCGCCAGCGCGGCCGCCCCGTCCTCTGCGTCGGCACACGTTCAAGCGCTGGCCGACAAAGCTGATGCTAATCTCAGCCGTATCGGTCGCGGCCCGACCTCGGGGAAGCCGAACTGAGGGGCTTGGTCGTCCCGCCAGCAGGAGGTTTTCGTGGTTCGCATACTCGGCATCGACCCCGGCATCAGCGGGGCCGTCGGCCTTTTCACCGACGAGGTCAGCAACGTCTCCGTGGTCGCGGACATCCCGACCACCGAGATCACCAAAGACAAGAAGTTTCGCGAGATCGAATATGCGATGCTCCGCGATCTGATCTGGTCGTTCAGGCCCGATCACGCGTTCATCGAGATCGTCAACGCTCGCCCCGGCAAAGACGAGAAGACCGGCGAGGACGTCAAGTTCGGCGGCACGTCGCTGTTCAGGTTCGGGGGAGCGTTCTTCGCGATCAAGTCGATCGTGGCCTGCCTCGACATCCCCTACACCATGGTCGCCTCCTCGAGCTGGAAGCGACACTTCGGGCTTGAGGGTGGCAAGGCCAGCAAAGAGGTCGGTCGCCAGTTGGTGATCAAGCAGTTTCCCCTCGTCGCTCCCGACCTGAAGTTCAAGTATCACCATCAGCGCGCCGAGGCGTATCTGATCGCCGCCTACGGCGCGTTCAAGCGCGGGTTCGACGGCGCGCCCAGGCCGGTGCCGATGCCTCCCCGCACGCGACGACCTGCGATCAAGGCGCAGCCTGCCGAGGCGCGGTGGGTCGAAGGCGACGACGAGGACATCCCGCTTTGAGCAACGAGATCGAGGACGGACAGGCGCCCGACGAAACTCCGCAGGAGATAGGGGCAGGCGACGCTCTGGCTGACATGGTTCGGAAGAAATACCCCGAGCTGATGAAGGTAGATCGCCGGGAAAGGATCTACGACCACGCGATCGGCAGGATCTCGATGATCCAGCACCGTTACAGGATGGAAGGTCCCGAGATGTCGCAGGGGTGGCTTCGAGAGTACCTGATGATGCGCGACGTTCGCATGCTGATCGAGTCGCTGGAGCAGCAGGATCTGGAAAAGAAGGCCGAAGAAGACAGGAAATGGAAGGGCAAGAAACGATGACCGAGGAAGCGACCAAACAGTTTCTGTCCAGCGCGCGAGGCGAGCTTGTGCGCGTCCAGATCGCGCTGTCCGAAGTGCCTGCGATGAAGCTGAAGGAGGAGCTGCTGCGCGACCTCCTGATCCTGTACGGCGAGAAAAACGTGGGACACGGTCGCGCCGCGTTCACGTCGCAGCCATCTGAGGAGTGGCCGGAGGGCGTCGCCGACGCCGTCGCCGCGCTTCCCGACGCGGCGGAGTTCGCCGGTTCTTCATCCTTTGACGAAAGCAAAAGGGTGCCGGTCAGCGAGGCGTCTCTGAAGCGCATGCAGACCCGCGCCGACAGGGAGGACAGGAAAGATCCCGTGAAAGCGAAGGCACACGCGCTGGTGCCACGGCCGGCGGACATCCCCACGACCTACCAGATGGTCTACGAGACGCTGCGCGAAGGACCTTCCGACGGCCTGACCGCGACGCTGCTGGTCGAGAAGATCCGCGACCGCTGGTGGCCCGGGGTGTCGTTCAACCAGATCGCTCCCGAGTTCTACCGCTACGTCAACGAGGGCCGGGTGGTCCGCGACCAGGACGGCAAGATGACCCTGACGGAGAAGGGTCGAGAGGTCGGCGCCAACCCGAACGCGCCGAGAGGTATGGGGACGTCGCGGTTGGCTAAAGCTATCGCCGCCGGGAAGCACAGGCCGCCGCCGATGAAGACGGTCAAGCCTGTCCCGACGGCGAAGCTGACGCCCGAGCAGCTCGACGAAGCGCGGGAAAAGTTCGCGGCGTCGCAGAGGCCGACCAAGGCTCAGACGCACGAAGCGTTCGAGCACAACGGCATGAAGCTGACGCTCCCGATCGCCGAGGCTCGGTTGGCGCAGCACATGCACAACCTCATGGGTCAGGGCTGCCTCGGGGTCGAGAAGCTGGCGCAGGTCGCCGGCGTTTCCCGCGGCGGCACCGCCGTCGAGGACATGATCTACGGCCTGAACCAGAGCCTGCGACAGATGAAGCTGCAGATCGTCCCCTACGAGAAGCTCGGGTTCTTCATGAAGGAAACGTCATGAGCTTCGCGTTCGCCCCGCTGAAGCCTCGGTCCTTTGACTTCGTCATGATCGACCCTGCGTGGCCGTGGTCGACGTGGTCGGACAAAGGCAAGAAGAAGTCTCCCGACGCTCACTACGAGACGCAGACTTGGGACGAGATCTACTCGCTCCCGGTGGCCGACCTGCTGCACGACGGCGGGGCCGCGGTCATCTGGTGCACGTGGCCGCTGTTCGGCAAGCAGCACATGATCGTCGAGAACGTGTGGGGGCTGCGCATCCAGACCGGCGGAGCGTGGTCGAAGCGCACCAAGAACGGAAAGCTGCGATGGGGGACGGGGCACGTCATGCGCAGCGTTTGCGAGCCCTTCATCATAGCCACGAAAGGCAGAAACAAACTGCGCGGCAGGTCGATCAAGAACCTGATCGAGTCGTCGGAGGGCGTCGAAATCGAAGGGCTCGCGCGCGAGCACAGCCGAAAGCCAGACGAGGTGTACGAACACTTCGAAAGGCTAACTCCGGGCTGGCGAAGGGCCGACATTTACAGCAGACAGCGTAGGCCGGGTTGGGCCGGCTTCGGAAAAGAACTCGACAAGTTCGCTGCTTGATGGCGGCGGGAGAAGACTGGAATGAAGTTTAGGGAGAGCGACCTCCAAGAGATCCGCGACCGGATCAAGCTGTCCGACCTGATCGGTCGGCGGCACAGGCTGCGCAAACAGGGGCACGAGATGGTCATGGAGGACAACCCGTCCTTCACGATCAACGACAGCAAACAGATCTTCAAGGAGTTCGGCAATGGCGGGTCCGACAAAGCGGGGGACTGCTTCGACTACCTCCAGCAGCACGAAGGCTACACGTTCGTCGACGCGGTCAAGGAGCTCGCGGACATGGCGGGCGTCGCGCTCGCCGACGACTCCGGACGAACTGTGGGTTCATCTGATCGAAAGAGAGATGCGAGCGCACCCAAGCCTCAGCAGGGGACAGGCGGAGACGCGCGTCCTTCATCGGATGGCGACGGCGGGTCTCGTCGCGACTCTCAAAAGCCGAAAGGCAAAAACGAGATCGTCCAGGAGTGGAACTACTACGACGAAGCGGGCGCGCTGATCTACCAGACCGTCCGCAGCCAGAAGAAGCTGGAGGACGGTTCGTGGCACCTGACCAAGGACGGGAAGCCCTGGAAAACGTTCATGCAGCGCCGGCCGACGCCGGACGGCACCGCCTGGATATGGGCTCTCAGCACCGAGGACGGTCGCGGCCACCCGCAGGAGTTCATGCTCTACAAGGGCATGTGGATCCGCTTCAACGAGGAGAACTTCGCGGCGTGGAAGCTGACCGAGCGTCGGTTCTTCGAGGACGCAAAGCCGGTCGAGCACTGGCTCTACAACTCGCTGGAGGTCGCCGCCGAGCTGCGCGTGCCGCGCGAGGATCAGCGCACGATATTCCTGCCCGAGGGCGAGGCGAAGGTCGACGTCCTGACCGAGTGGGGCCTGATCGCCACCACGAACAGCGGCGGCGCCGGAAACTTCACGGAGCGCTGCGCCGAGTTCTTCCGCGGCGCGCGCGACGTCGTCATCCTGAAGGACAACGACAGGGCCGGGTCGGAGCGGGCCGACAAGCTGGCCGCGATGCTGACCGCCGTCGGCGCCGGCGTGCGGACGCTGAACTTCAAGGACGTTTGGTCCGACTGCCGGCCGAAGGACGACGTCAAGGACTGGCGCGATCGCGGCGGCGGCACGCGCGACCAGCTCCTCGAGATCGTGGACGAGCTGCCGCCCTGGACGCCGAAGCCGTACGAGTCGAAGTACGGCGCGAAGACAGCGCGCGACCTCGGGGCCGCGGTCCGGGCCTACCCGTGGCGGATCAAGGGCATCGTGCCGATGGAGGACAACCTCCTGATCATGGGCCCGAGCCGATCGGGGAAGACGTTCGAGACGCTCGACATGGTGATGCACTGCCACGACGGCGAGCAGTTCGCCGGCAAGCGCGTGGTGCCCGGCGGCTTCGTCTACCTGACCTACGAGGGCGCGACCGGGTTCGAGAACCGCCTGCGCGCCTACATGAAGCACCACGGCAAGACCGTCGAGGATCTCCACTCCTTCGCGTGGCTGACCAGGCCGCCGAACCTTTACGCCGACGAGGAGAACGCGATCGGTCTGGCCGACGAGATCCTGAAGATCGCCGAACGGTTCAAGCTCCCGCTCGCCGCCACCGTGATCGACACGCACAACGCGGCGACGCGCGGATCCAGCGAGATCAAGAGCGAGGATCTGAACAAGATCATGAACAACTACGCGATCGTGAAGGAGAAGACAGGCTGTCCGCTCTGGATCGTCGGGCACACGAACGCCGAGGGCAAGCACCGCGGCAACGAGATCTTCTTCAACAACATCGAGGCGGCGCTCCTGGTCGAGCGCGTGTTCGAGGACGGCGGACACGGCGGCAAGCCGGGCACCAAAGAGAAGCGCGACGACAGCGGGCGCGTGCTGCGCCGGGTGAAGGTGAACAAGCAGCGCGAGGGCGACGACGGCCTTTCGTGGCAGTTCGTCCTGCAGAAGGTGGTGCTCGGCGTCGACGAGGACGGCGAGGACATCACGTCCATGGCGTCGGTCGAGCCCGCGCAGCACGTCCCTGAGAGCATGGCGAGCGACGAGCGCAAGGACCGCCCCGAGGGCTTCATGCTGACCGAGAACAACGCGGCGCTGTTCAAGACCTTGCTGAAGGTGATCGACGGGCCGAAGGCCATCGTGCCGCCGGCGGCGCTCGGTCTGTCGGGCGTCGGGTTCGTCATCCACTGGCGCGACCTCGGCATCGAGTACAAGAAGATCATCCCGCAGGAGGAAGGCGAGGACGGCGTCAAATACCGCAACAAGATCGTGGCGCAGACGAAACGATTCCGCGAAGCGCTCCTGCCCTACAACATCATCGGCATCGCCGAGATGCCCGACCCTGACCACAAGCCAGAGGAAGGCGAGAAACAGCGCATGCTGCACTTCGTCTGGCCGACCGGGAAGCGCGTGTTCGGCAAGGGGATCCACTGGCCCAAGCCGCCGCCGAAGAAGAAAGAAGACACCAAGCCCATCGTCGACCAGGCGACAGGGCGCGAGATCACCGACATGGGCGACGACTCGTCCGTATTTTGAGGAGGCATCATGACCATCACCGTGAAGTTCAACGACAGCGGCCGGAAAGCGCAGAACCCCGCCGACCCGCGCCATCCGCGAGGCGTCGACCTGTCCGTCGTCGAGGACAAGGCGAAACCGTACTGCGGCTTCGGTCTTCCCTACCCGGCGCCCGGCGTCGGCACCTACTCCGTGGTCTGCGACGACTGCAGGTTCACTGCGCTCGTCACGGTGGCCGGCAGAGCGGACGACCCGCGATCGATCGCCATGAACTGCAAGGGGAGGTCGTGATGTCTGAAAAGAAAAAGGGTTCCTACTACTGGGTGTTTGTGAGCGTCGAAGGGGCGCAACCCGAATGGCAGCCGGCGCGGTTCACCGGGTTTTCAGGTGACGGCGACGGCGTCGCTACGTGGGACTTCGTCGGGCTGCGCAGCGAGGACGGGCACCATTTTGCCGAGGTGATAGACGTTCTTCGCGAGGTGACTATCTGATGGCCCGCATCGTCCCCGAGGGAGGCTGGGAAAGCCGCCTGAAGCCGTTCAAGACCCCGCGCGAGGAGAAACCCGCCCATCTTGCGTTCCTGCGCAAGCTGATCTGTCCGTGCTGCGCGACGGGCGACGCCAAAGGCTCGTTCTTCGCGAGCGACATCCAGGCGGCGCACCTGCGCGCCGGCAGCGCCCTGCACGGCAAAGAGCCGCTCCCGGGCATGCAGCAGAAGCCGGACGACAGGTGGGCGCTCCCGCTCTGCCAAGCACACCACGCCGAGCAGCACACCATGGACGAGATGGAGTTCTGGCGCTCGTTCGGGATCGATCCCCACGTTCTCGCTCTGGTCCTGTGGGGCTGACAGGGAAGGTCCACGAGGCGACCTGGGTGGTCACCGCCCACGCGAACGCCGGCGCCTACGTCAGGGCCGTCACCGCTAACAGGGACGCCCAGGAGGCCTGATGCCGATCCGACCAGAAAACCGCGCGCGGTACCCGGCCAACTGGAAGACCGAGGTGGTGCCGCGCATCCGGGAACGGTCCGGCAACAGATGCGAGTGCACCGGGCAGTGCGGACGCGTTCACAATCGCCGGCAGGAGCTGGCTCCGGGCGATGAAGCGCCTCGCTGCGAAAGGGTGAACGGTCAGTTGATCCACAACACCAAGTCGAGGTCCGGCCATTACAGGGTTGTGCTGACCGTGATGCACCTCAACCACACGCCGGAAGACTGTCGGGACGAGAACCTGCTGCACGGCTGCCAAGGCTGCCACCTTCGTTACGACGCGCCCATGAAAGCCGCCGGCATCAAAGAGCGACGGCTGAATAAAAACGGTGACGCGCCGACGTTGTTTGATAAAACAGACACTTAGTCGTTTTCGCGTCACCGCCTGATCGGCGTCACCGGTCGCGTCACTGTTCCGCGTCACCGCGATTTATGTTGACCCCGATCGTCCCTCTCGTGCTACATCGGTCTCGGCGGGAAGTTTCATGGCGCTTCCCGCTCCTCCTTGTGAACGGATGGGACGACCCTTCGGCGCTCGACTTCGGTCGGGCGTCGTTGTCGTTTTGAGGCTGGCGCCTGAGACGTCCGGATGTACGACGGTCTCAGGTAGACAGCGCGCCGCCGCCCGGCTACGACCGATCGCAGGTCAACCCCAACCGAGGCAGCACATGGCCAGACAGCCAGCGACGACTACCGACAGCTTCACCGCGAACAAGATCGTCATGCGCAAGGTCGACGACCTGAAGCCGTACCCGCGCAACCCCCGCACGCACACGCCCGACCAGGTCGACGTCCTCGCCTCGATGATCAAGGAGTTCGGCTTCACGCAGCCGGCGTTGGTCGACGAGAACGGGATGATCCTCGCCGGCCACGGTCGCGTGATGGCGATGAAAAAGCTCGGCTACGCGCAGATCCCGACGATCGTCCGCCCCGGCCTGACCGAGTCGCAGAAGCGCGCGATGGTGATCGCCGACAACCAGGCGAGCGCGCTGGCCGGGTGGGACAAGGATCTCCTGAAGCTGGAGTTGGGCGAACTGAAGCGCCTGGAGTATCCGCTGTCGCTGACCGGGTTCGACCAGGCCTCGCTGGTCTCCTACATGACGACCACGACGCCGGCGCCGCCGACGGGCTTCCAGTCGTACGGCGAGGACATCCCGACCGAGCATCAGTGTCCGAAGTGCAGCTATCGCTGGAGCGGCTCGTCGTCGCCGCCGAAGGAGCCGGAGCCGAAGGCGCCGCGCGCATCGAAGAAAGGCAAGAAGTCGTGACCGATCCTGCCAAGCCGCCCTACCGGGTCCCGCTCCTGAGCGAGATCCGCGAGATCCCGTGGAACGGCCTGACCGTCGTCTCGACGTTCGCCGGTGCAGGGGGCAGCTCGACCGGGTACCGGATGGCTGGGTACCGAGTCCTCCTCGCCAACGAGTTCGTGCCGGTCGCGCAGGAAAGCTACGCCGCGAACAAGGCGGACTACACGCAGATCGACGGGCGCGACATCAAGCTGCTCAAAGGCGCAGAGATCCTGAAGCAGGTGAAGCTGAAGCCGGGCGAGCTCGACGTGTTCGACGGCTCGCCTCCCTGCCAGGCCTTTTCAACCGCGGGACAGCGCGAGAAGGGATGGGGGAAGGACAAGCACTACGAGCACGGCGCCGCGCAGAAGAACGAGGATCTGTTCTTCGAGTACTGCCGGCTGCGCGACGAGCTGATGCCGAGGGTGTTCGTGGCGGAGAACGTGTCGGGCCTAGTGAAGGGCGCGGCCAAAGGCTACTTCCTCGAGATCCTGAAGCGCCTGAAGGTCGGGTACCGGGTCCAGGCGCAACTGCTTGATGCTCAGTGGCTCGGCGTGCCGCAGGCGAGGCAGCGCATCATCTTCGTGGGCGTGCGCGACGACATCCCCGGCGAACCCGTGTTCCCCGTTCCTCTGCCCTACCGCTACAGCGTCAGGGATGCGCTTCCGCACTTGTCGAGCGCCGTTCACGACATGCAGGGAGCTTTCAAATCAGCCGGCGAAATGATCGACCGGCCGAGCGCCACGATCGTCACCACGCCGCACCACATCATGGTCAAAGACGGGCCCAAGGTGATCCACGACACCGGCGGCTCCGGGACGTTCGCCGGCGCCCGCGACGTGACCGACAAGCCCTGTCCCACGATCACGGTCGGCAAGGGCGGCAACGCTTCGCACCACTACAAGGTCGTGCACGAGACGAACGGAAAGTTCACCTCTCAGGGCGACGTCACCGACAAGCCGAGCCCGACCGTAAAGAACAGGCCGGGAGATCTGAGCGTCGAGACCATCACCGGGGTCGGAGGTCGAGGCGGGTTCGGGAACGTGGTGGTGTCGTCGCCGGACGAGCCCGCGGCGACCATCGGTACCGGGCCCAGCTCGGGCAACGGGCTGAACCCTCCCGGCGAGATCTACACTCGCAACGGCGAGGGCGTGACCAGCAAGCGCCGGTTCACGATCGACGAGCTGAAGCAGATCTGCGCGTTCCCGCCCGACTTCGTGCTGAAAGGGTCCTACGCGCAGCAGTGGGAGCGGCTCGGAAACTCCGTCCCTCCGGTGATGATGAAGCACATCGCCGAGGCGATCAGGGACGAGATCCTGTTGCCAGCACGCGCCAAAAAGCCTGCGCGCGCGACACGTTCTCCTCCTCGTTCCACCATCGAGAAACCCCTGAAGGGTGCGGCGCGATCGCGGCGCGGTGCGGTCCCAGCCTGAACCACCTGAACAGTGGCGCGCCCTCGACGACGTCGAACGCGCGCCTCACGTTGTCGCCGAGCAGGATGACCGAGCGCGGGCGCATGTGCCGAACGATCTGAGCCGATCGGCGCGCTTCATCGATGAGGAAGGCGTCGCCCTTCCCCGCTTTCCCCGGGAACGTGGGGATCAGGTTCACCCTGTCGAACGCGTCCAGGAAGTCGGCCTCCTCGACGCCGCACAGCGCGGCCAGCCGCCGCCCGGATCTACCGGACAGCGGCCAGTCGGGGTTCGACGAGCTGCTCGGCGCTTGGCCGATGACGAGCGGCTTCACTCCGGGCACGGCTCGCACCTGAACTTGATCCCTGCCTCGGTCAGCAGGGGCTTCACGCGCTTGAAGTCCTCCCCGAACTTGGGGTCGGACAGGTCCGGCTCTCGTCCGTAGACCAGCTCCTTCATCCGGCACCCGACGATCATCCGCGCGCAGTCCATGCAGGGGAACCACGTCACGTAGATCGTCGCGCCCGCGGTGGCGAACCCTTTCGACGCGGCCTCCCCTATGGCCCGTCTCTCGGCGTGCTCGGACCAGAGATACCTCTCCGGCCGGGCGAGACGGTGGGACAGGGCTTGGACGCCCAGCTCGTGCTGAACGCCCGTCCAGCCCGTCCCGAGGCATTCGTCGAACTCGTTCACGATGACGGAGCCGACCTTGCGGCCGGGGTCGGACGAGCTCGCGGCGGCTGCCGCGAACTGCATCCAAGTCATGTCGAAGGGGGCTCCGCTCATGACGGCATGTGTCCAGCGAGGACCCATGTGTCGCCGTCGCACCGCATCAGCAGAGGCTCGCTCCATTTGCCGTGAGCTTCCTCGGCGTAGGCACGCGCGAGGTCGACAGACGCGAAACGCCGGTCGGTGACAGGGTCGACGCCTTTGACCGTCCCGAGGTGCCCGCCGTAGGTGCCGTGCCCGTTCTCGTAGCATTCAGCTTCCTGATGCTTGAGGGCTTTCTCGGTCGCTTCATTCAGGTTGGCGGCGGTGAAAACGTAGTCGCAAAAGTTCGCTCCCATCGGTTCAGCCCCCCACCTTCGGAGCCGTGCCGTGGTAGGCGCCGTCCCTGTGCTCGATCACGTAGCCGAGCTTGTGCTTCGCGTAGTGGATCTTCGCGCGCATCGGGTGGGCCTCGATCCCGAAACGCTTGACGAGATCCGCCATCGTGATCCCGCCGGCCACACAGGTCGCGTCGCCGATGTCCTTGCCCGAGATCCGGACGCCGGCCTGCGCGGCCTGAACCTTCGTGCGGGCTGCGGTCTTCGCGTTCTTAGGCGACGAAACCTTCGGCGCGACCGCGCGACGCGCCTGGACGGCGGTCTTCTTCGGCTTTTTCGGGATGTGGATGTTCTTCTTCGTTGCGGCCTTCTTGGCGGCGGCGGCGAGCTTCTTCATTTCTTCGGTCTCCGGTGGCGCGAGCCGCTGTTTCACGGTCTCGACGGGTGGGGTTAGTGCGGTGGTGAGGTTGCGCGCTGCCCGGCGCTGTTCGTCCGTCAGGATGAGGGCGGCGGGCATACCGTCCTCGATCATCATGCGCTGTCCCTTAGACAGGCCTTCGTTGTGGAAAGCGCAGAACTTTCGAGCGATCGTGCTGATCTGGTTCATGGGTGGTGACCTCCTTGTTGATCTCGTTCTCGAGCCTGACCAAGGCTCGGGACATGGCGGCTGCGTTCGGCATCTTCCTGGTCAGCCACCAGACCAGAAGACGGGCCACGGTCAGGACGAACGAGGCCAGAAACAGGGGCGTGCCGGGCGACAGGATCAGCAGGCACGCGAGGATGGTGCGGCGACGCCGGCTCGACAGAACCCATGCGACCAGCGCCAGCGCGGGCGTCGAAGCGAACATGGCGGCGAGCGGGTTGAACAGGAACAGGTCGATCAGCATGGCGTCAGCCCCAAGGGTTGCGTCGGAAGGTCTGGAAGAACTCGGCGCCGGACTCGACCATGTCCTTCGCCTCCTCGACCGTGTCGCAGTACCCGACGACCTTGCGGAACTGCCACATGAAGCGACCGTTCGGAGAGGCCTCGGTGCGCACCGTCGCGCAGGTGTAACCCTGAAGGCTGATGTAGGGCATCGAGCCGTAGGGAAACCATGTGTGGCAGACGTCGACCATCTCGCTCAGGCTTTCGTCAGGGACAGGATGCGCAGCACCGTGTCGGACAGGTTCTCGCGCGGCCTCGCAGCGGTCATGAGCTGGTCGGCGATGCTGATGCTCACGGCGACGTCGGCCCCGCCGTCCGGGCGGGCGATCATCGGCATGAAGATGAACGGCTTCTTCGGCGCTTTGGCGAGGGCGATGACGGCGTCGCGCTTCAGCGTCAGGCGGAACGAGACAGGAGGCTTTTTGCTGGTCACAGGATCACCGTCACGAAGAAGAAAACGCCGCCCAGGGCGACGACGAGCGACAGGGCTTCGTCGCTTTGCAGAAACTTTTTCATCAGATCACTCCGAGGTAGGCGAGGAACAGGACGACGATCAGGGCGCCAGACCCGGCGAACGCGAGGGTCCAGAACAGGGCGTGAAGGCAGAAGCGGCGGACCGTGAAGAAGGTCGGCGACAACTTGGTGTGAGCGAACATCTCGTCCTCCTTCATGGGGTAAACTCAGCGTATAGGTTTGATGCTGCGGGTCAGTGCGCCTGTCCATGCCCGCTGCGCACTTTTTTCAAAATTATTTTCGTGCGGCGCGTGGTCGGGGCATGCGCACCCGGCATGGCAGCAGCCACAGGGGAGGCGCGGAGCCCCGCAGCGGCACCAAAGTCGAGGAATTAATTTCAGATCCATTTCACCGCTTCCGTTTTTGGTGTCTAAGTCAGGCAGGTCGAACGGAAGTCAGGATGCGCGATGCCGGTTAACGAACCCCTAAACTACGAGGTCGCGGTCTTCCGGGAGGACGTGCAGGCTCTGGCCGAGCTGTTCATCGCCGGCGCGACCGAACGCCTGGGAAGCCTCGACGGCGAGAAGATGAAGGTCTGCATCGTGGCCGCGGCGCTGATGACGGCGGCAGACCTGCTGGACAACCCGGATGCCGATGAGATGCCAGACCTCACCAAGTTCAAGGACAACGGTGTGGTCGAGGCGCTCGCCAAAATGGTTGCGGGTCGGTTCGCCAAGCGATGACCGCGCGGGATCTGTTCGAGGTCGGAAACCTGCACGCCGAAGCGTGGTCCGACATCGTGCAGGACGCCAAGCGGCTGCACGCCGAGATGGACGCGACGTTCCCTCCCTTCGTGCGACAGCGGTGGGAAGACCTGACCGAGCCAGCCCGCGAGGCTTTCCTCGAGCGCGCGTTCGAGGCCATCAAGGCCGGTTGATTGCGCCCATTTGATTCACACCCCTTAACCGCCTGACCGTGCATCCGTATTCTATTTGATCGGCCCTGCTCGACCGCCCTGGAATCGCACCCCCGAAACGCCTGACCGTGCGCAGATGCCCTGTAAGCCAACCACCCAACCCTGAGCCTTGGCTCTGCGAGGCGAAGCCCTCCCCCATTGCGCGGGCGGAGCCCGCCGCGTAGGAGTGAGACGGTCCCAAGCCGAACGCACGGAGCAAGCAATGCCAAGCCGCAAGACGACGTCGAAGCGCCGCCCATCGGCGCGCTACGCCCGACTGTTCCCCAAAACCCACATCGCCCTTTCAGACCGCGTCTACGTCAACCATGTCATGGCGGCACCAAACCGACACTTCATCAGTTCCCTCGCTCGGAAAACATTCCGGGGTTCCAATGGCTGAACGTGCTGCGCGCCCTACTTTGCTATTTCCCAGAAAATCTCAGGGGGGCTGATGCCGTCAGGTTCCAAACCCGGAGAGCGTCGCGGTGGTCGCAAACTCGGCACGCCGAACAAAGCGACAGATCACGCCGAGATGCTGGCGCGTCGCATCGTCGAAGACGCTGACCGCGCGGCGGCAGCCGTCAAGGGCGAGCCCGGTCGGAAGATGTCTGAGGAGGTCCTGCGCGAGTTCATGGAACTGTTCGCCGGCATGGCCGCCTACCACCAGCCGCTACCGAAAGGCGCGCCTGTCCCGGCAGGTCGAGATCCCGACGAACACAAGTTCGAGAAGTGGGCGCGGTTGACGGTGAAGGTCGCTGCCGACCTGATCCCGTACGAGCGCCCGTCGTTCCGCGCGATTAACGTGCCGGCGCCAGCTGCAGCACCAGGCGCCGGCTTGCCGAGAAAGAAACGCTTCACGCTCGACGTGTTCGAGGGATCTCGCCACGCCGGCCGCGTTATCGACGGACAGGTCATCCCCATGCCGCAGCCGAAGAAGGCGACGCCGGCGAAGAAGAAAGCGACCGGCAAATGACGGACGGAACGAACGGCGGTCTGAAGATCGCTCCCTACGGCGCCACCGACCAACCGAACGAGAATAGGATTAGCGAGGCGGTCAGGCTGTTGCGCGCGGCGAACGAGGCTGACGGAGCGCAGGCGGTGACGCTGATGCGTCGCGCGGCCGAGGACGTCGAAGCCGCGATCCGCGCCGGCGCCGAGAAGCAAGGCATGGACCCTGACCTCGCGGTCCAGATCTACCGCCGCGAGGGAGGCGCTGCCGGCACCGTGACCGTCGTCAGCCCGCCGCTGCGCAAGGTCCTCCCGCCCAACCTGGGCGGTGGCGAAGGTCGGTTCATGACCCACTGCGACGGTTACGTGATGGCGCGCAAACCGGGTCGAGCGCCCTTCGTCATGACGGTCAAGGAATGGAACAACCTGCCTGATCCGGCACCTACTTCCCCGGTGAAATAATCGACATGCGTGTTGCGCCCTGCACCGTTTCGGCCGCCGCGCTCCAGGTGAAACTGTGGCATCGCCACCTCCCTGTCGTGGTCGGGGGCTTGTTCGCGGCGAAAGTGGTCGACGACGACGGTGTCTGCGTCGGCGTAGCCATAGCAGGAAACCCGAGCCGGGCTTGGCAAGGATCAGGGCGCATCGTCATCGACAGGGTGGCGACGACAGGAAGCCCGAACGCATGCTCGATGCTGTACGGCGCTCTGTGCCGAGCAGCCAAGGCCCTCGGCTACGACGAAGCGTGGACCTACACTTTGCCAGAAGAACCGGGCGTGTCCCTGAGAGCTGCGGGCTTTGTCGAGATGGGGTCAACGAGGGGCGAAGAATGGAACAGACCGTCCCGCCCGCGAAGTCCTGCGAAGAACACCGAACCTAAGCGCCGTTGGATGCGTCGTCTTTCCGAGCGGGAGATAGGTGTATGCTGACCGAGGAAGTCGTTGACGAGATTGAGCGCCCGCCCGAGTTCGGATCCGTCGGCGCCGAGATCGACATCGACGACTACCTGCTCGAATACGAGCGGCCGCACCTCTACCCGAAGCAGATGGCGGCGATCTTCGACCCGAAGCGCTACTCCGCCATCGAGGCCTCGACCAAGGCCGGCAAGACAGCCGGCTGCATCGCGTGGATCTTCGAGAAGGCGCTGTACGGCCGGGAGGGTCAGAACTTCTGGTGGGTCGCTCCGGTGTCCGGACAGGCCGACATCGCCTTCCGCCGCTGCCTGCGCGCGATCCCGCCCGACGTCGGTACCGCGAACCTCACGCTGAAGACGATCACGCTGATCAACGGCGCGATCATCTGGTTCAAGTCCGCCGACAAGCCCGACAGCCTCTACGGCGAGGACGTGCACGCCGCGGTGATCGACGAGGCCTCCCGCGTCAAGGAGCCTGCCTGGTGGGCCGTGCGCTCGACCCTGACCGCCACGCGCGGACAGATCCGCCTGATCGGCAACGTGAAGGGCCGCAAGAACTGGTTCTACCAGATCGCGCGCAAGGGCGAGAAAGGCGACGACCCGTCGATCGGCTTCCACAAGATCACCGCGATCGACGCCGTCGCCGCGGGCGTCCTCGACCAAGAGGAGATCGACGACGCCGAGCGCCTCCTACCCGAGGCGGTGTTCAGGGAACTGTATCTGGCCGAGCCGTCCGACGACGGCGGAAACCCGTTCGGCCTGCAGCACATCAAGAAGTGCGTCCTCCCCGCCATCGTCGAATCGCAGCCCGTCGTGTTCGGCATCGACGTCGCGCGCAAGCTCGACTACACCGTCGCGACCGGCCTGGACCTCTACGGGCGCGTCTGTCGGTTCTTCCGATCGGGCGGCGGCGCTCCCTCCTGGGAGTCGATCTACAAGGGCGTCGCGGGAGTCGTGAAGACAACCCCGGCGCTCGTCGAAGAAAACGGCGTTGGCGATCCCGTGCTGGAACGCCTGCAGAAAGACACCCCCGGCTCTCGCTACGAGGGCTACACCACCACCGCGGCGTCCAAGCAGCGGCTGATGGAAGGCCTCGCCGTCGCCATCCAGAAGGGCGAGGTCGGCTTCCCCGACGGACCGATCAGGCAAGAGCTTGAGCAGTTCGAGTTTGAATATACGAGGACCGGTGTGCGATATTCCGCGCCGGAAGGGTTCCACGACGACTGCGTCATGTCGCTGGCGCTCGCTGTCGAACACAAATCTCACGCGAGGCTCCCGATGAAGGTCAACAGTTCAGTCCTCCTGCGAGCTCGCGCCATGGGCCGGCGGCGCGCGTCATGACGGTCAACCGCACCAAGCGCGCGAGCGACCCCACCAAGGAGATCCTGAAGGGGATCACCACCTACCTCGACGGAGGCGAGCAGCCGGTGGCCGAGGAGCCGACCGCCAAAGCCAAAGCGCCGATGAACATCGGCAGCAAGACGCTGTCGGCCGCAAAGCGCAAGATCCAGCGCAAGACCGACCAGCAGCAGCGCGTCAGCGTCTTCACCCCGTTCCAGCCGGCGCCGGGCGTCCTCCCCAAAGGCCAGAAGCTGGCCATGGACGAGATGTACGAGAACGTCGAAGGCGGCTTCGACGCGCTGAACAGTTGGGCCTGGGGAGGCGGGACGCAGTTCGCGGAAGGGACGACGTTCCTCGGCTACCCGTACCTCGCCGAGCTGACGCAGCGCCCCGAGTATCGCAAGATCGTCGAGCGCGTCGCGACCGAGATGACCCGCAAGTGGATCAAGCTCGAGGTCACGTCCGACGTCGACGGCGAGCTGGACGACGCGGAGAAGAAAGCCCGCGCCGAGGCCAAGGGCGCGAAGATCAAGGACATCTGGAAGCGGATGACCGAGCTGAAGGTCCGCGACGCCTTCCGCGTGGCGGCCGAGCACGACGGCGGCTTCGGCCGCGGCCACATCTTCCTCGACGTCGGACGCAAGGACGAGAAGGTCGACAGCACCGAGCTTGTCACGCCGATCAGCTTCAACGGTCGCGTCAGCAAGCAGAAGGTGAACTCCCGCTTCGAGCTGCGCGCGGTGCGCAACGTCGAGCCGATGTGGGCCTACCCGCAGCAGTACAACTCGACCAACCCCCTCGCCCCCGACTGGTACAAGCCGTCGATCTGGTACGTCATGGCGACGCCGGTCCACTGCTCGCGGTTCCTGACGATGGTCGGGCGCGAGGTCCCGGACATCCTGAAGCCCGCCTACGCGTTCGGCGGTCTCGCCATGACGCAGATGGCGAAGCCCTACGTCGACAACTGGCTGCGCACGCGACAGGCGGTCTGCGACCTGATCGAGTCGTTCTCGGTCAGCGGCGTCTACACGAACATGGCGTCGACCCTCCAGGCGGGCGCCGGCGAGGGCGGAGACGGCGGCATCATCGACCGGATGGAGCTGTTCAACCTGATCCGCACGAACAGCGGCTCGATGGTCCTGGACAAGGACACAGAGGAGTTCTTCAACATCTCGACGCCGCTCGGCACCCTCGACGCTCTCCAGGCGCAGGCTCAGGAGCAGATGGCGTCGGTGTCGTCGATCCCGGTGGCCATCCTCCTTGGGCTGCAGCCGAAGGGCCTGAACGCCTCGTCCGAGGCCGAGGTCAGGATCTTCTACGACTTCATCGGCGCGGCTCAGGAGAACATCTTCCGAGATCCGCTGAAGGTGGTGATCGACGCGATCCAGCTCTCGCTGTTCAACGAGGTCGACCCCGAGATCACGTTCTCCTTCGAGCCGCTGTGGTCGCTGTCCGACAAGGAGCGCGCCGAGGTCAAGAAGATCGAGGCCGAGACCGGGCAGATCTTGATCGACGGCGGCGTGTTGGATCCGCTCGAGGAGCGCCGGCGCATCGCCGACGACCCGGAGATGGGCTACACCTCGATCGACGTCGAGGACGTCCCCGAACCGCCGGAAGATCCCATGATGGGCGGCGAAGGTGACGACGAGGGCGACGACGGCGAGAACACGCCGCCCGCCAACGGCAAAGCCCCGAAGAACCCTCCTGCCGGGAAGGACGCGCCGGCGAAGGACGGCGTGGTCCCTTTTCTCGTCTCAGGCGCGCCTGACCGGGTAGCGCTGGACGAGGCGAAGTGGGACGAGTCGAAGCACCCGCGCGCGCCGGACGGCAAGTTCGGCTCGGGCGGCGGGTCGAGCAGCTCCGGCGAGGCCAAGGCCGGCGAGGCGACGAAGAAGGCCGTCTCCGCGTTCGGCGGCCTGTGGAAGGAGACCGGCAAGGGCGACAAGGCCGACTTCCAGGCCACCGCCGCCTACTACCTCGGCAAGGCGCCGAAGTCCGGCACTCACTATCGGAACATGCTGAAGAAGCTGATCGACGGCGCCGACGCGAACGGCCTGGGCGAGGTGCAGAAGACCGCGCTGAAGACCCATCTGTTCCACGCCCTCGCCGCGGTGAAGAACAAGCTGTCCGACGATTTCAACGCCGCCGCGGCCGCGGGCGACGACAAAGCGAAGAAGCAGCTGGAGAAGCTGTTCGACAACGCGACGAAGCAGCAGAAGGATCTGAAGCTAGACCCTGAGCACGTTTCGGCCACCGCCCCGGCGATCAAGGAGAACGAGAAAAACGATAAGGCCGAGAAGTCCGTCACGGCCAAGGTCGCCGAGCAAGCCCTGAAGGAAAACCCGGGCATGGCCGCGACCGTCGCCGCATCAAAGAACGACGCCGCGGCCACGCACATCAAGTCAATCTTCGACAAGTTCAACGAAAACACCAAGGGCTTCAGCGCTGAGGCGATGAAGAACCCGGAGACGATCGCCAAGGAGAAGATCAAGGCAGTCGCTCAGATGGGCGGCACCGCGGCCACCGCGAACAACCTGCTCACGCCGGCGGAGAAGGCCGCGATCGCGAAGTCGCACCACAAGACGGTCGAGAAGAACTTCGAGGTCTCGGAGAACTACGTCAAGCAGGCCAACGCGGCCAGCGAGTCGCAGAAGATCGCCGAGGCCAAGGCGAAGCAGGAGGCGGCCGACTTCGAGCAGTCCCTGAACAGCCCCGAGGCCAAGGAACACTACGAGGCGCTGAACGGGATCCTCAGCGGCAACGCGACGGCCCTGATCAATACCGCGGCCAAGAAGCTGAAGACCCTCGGCAAGGCCTACGACAAGATGACCCCCGGCGGCGCCGCGCAGGTCATGGCCTACAGCGGCTCGTACTATCGAGAGGTAAACAAGCAGCTGCGCGCCGGCCTGATGACCGAGGAGCAGTACAAGTTCGCCGCCTCGCTCAACCAGGCGCTCGAAACTATGCCGAAGTACGAGGGCGTCACCCGCCGCGGGGCGACGCTATCGCCCGAACAAGTCGCGATGTATAAGCCCGGCATGATCATCGAGGAGCGCGGGTTCACGAGCACCAGCACTGCGTCCGGCTTCGGAGGCAACACGCGGTTCGAGGTGAAGGGCAAGACGGGCCGGGACATCTCGAAGCTGTCGCACTATCCGAGCGAGGCCGAGGTCCTGTTCAAGGCCGGCACGCGCTTCAAGGTGGTCTCGAACAAGGACAACAAGATCGTCCTGGAGGAGGTGAACTTTGGCCGGCTCTAAGAAGAAACAGGAAGGCGTCCCGACCGACGAGGAGGTCCTCGCGGGTTTCGCCGAGCGAACCGAGGACGCCCCTCCCCCCGGCATGGGCGAGGACGGCCTGAACGAGGTGGGAGAGGACGACGAGGAGACGGGCCCGAACATCGTCCCGCCCGACGCCTACGAGGAAGACTACAGCGACCTGGAGGACTGAGCCGTGAACAAATTCCAAGCCCTCGCCGCGCGGGTGGCCGAGACCAGAAAGAAGTTCGACGCCCGAGCGGACGATCTCGCGCTGCGCGTCGATCGGTTCGACAGCCGCGCGAACGACGTGTTCGAGAAGCACGAAGCCTCGCTGACCGCCGCCGAGAAGGACATGAAGGATCTCGACGACGCGCTGCGCGACATGACCGGAGGGAACAACCCGCCGGGGGAGCGCGACGAACGGGAGGGCTCGCCGGCTTCGTCGGCCGCCTCGTTTCAGGGAGGCGATAATGGTTGATGACGAGCTGAAAGTTGGCGGATCAGGCGGCAACGCTCCTGGTATGTCAAACGAGACGATCCTGCAGCGCGCGGTGAACGCCGCCTACTTCAAAGCGGTCGCCGATGTGTTCGACCGCATGGTGCGGGATCTCGACAGCGGGAAGCCGCTGCAGGCCACGCGCCTCGACATGAACGAGCGGCTCGACCGAGTCCGCACGGTTTACGGCGAGATGCAGCAGCGCGCGGCAGACCTTGATCCATGAGCGAGATGGGTAAGCGCGTCGCCGGCGTCATAGTCGAGCACGCGGGGAAGCCGATGCCCGTGCTGTCAGCGCAGGTCATCCTCTCGATGTACGTTCCGACCGAGCACGCGGTAGCCGCCGCGGCCGACAAGTACGGGATCAGCGCCACGAAAGCGGCGGCGGTCTGGATGACGATGATCGAGGAGATGCTTCAGCGATGAAGAAGCCGAAGACGGTCACTCTGGCCCCGGTCAGGCCGAACGCCGGGCTCGAGGTCGAGTACCGCCGCCGGCTGACGAAGCTGGTCGCCGAGATGAACAAATCGGTGACGTACTGGCTGGAGGCGTCGTACCGACAGAACACCCCGATCATGGCGATGGACGCGACGCCTGAGATCTTCGCCGCGGTCGACTTGTTCGAGGATCCTTCGGTCAGGCCGCCGAACGGCAGCAAGCGGTTTGTCTCGTCGTCGGGGGAGGTGATCTCCTGGAACGATCTTGTCGCCGACGTTGAGGCGATGCTGGCGATGGATGACATGCCGGCGAACATCCTCACGCTCGCGATCAGGCGGCTCGCCAAGCGCTGGCTGAAGGCCTTCGACGGCGCGGCCGAGGACATGGCCAAGTTCTTCGCCAAGGCCGCGCACAAGCGGTCCGACGCGCAGATGAAACGGATACTCAAAAAGGGCGGCTTCACGGTCGAGTTCAAGATGACGCCCGCCATGCGGGACGTGCTGAACGCGACGATCGGCGAGAACGTCGCCCTGATCAAATCCATCCCGCAGCAGTACCTGAAGAACGTCGAGGTCCAGGTCATGCAGTCGGTCAAGGCCGGCCGCGACCTCGGGCCGCTCGCGAAGTCCCTGGAGAAGAACTTCGGCGTCACGAAGCGACGGGCCCAACTGATCGCGCGCGACCAGAACAACAAGGCGACGTCGGCCATGAACCGCGCGCGGCAGGAGGAGCTCGGGATCACCACCGCGCTGTGGGTTCACTCGGGAGGCGGCAAGCACCCCCGCCCTACGCACAAGGCGAACAGCGGCAAGCCCTATGAAGTCTCGAAGGGTTGGTACGACCCCGACGTCAAGCAGTGGATCCACCCCGGCGAGCTGATCAACTGTCGGTGCGTGTCTCGCGCTGTGATCAAGGGCTTCACCTGATCGCTACCGGTTTCCCTGATCGCGAGCGATTATGATATCAGGGGCGCACTCAAGCGAACCTGAACCCGAGGGAACATCATGACCACCAGCGTGACGATCAAGACGAACGGCCAGTACCGCACCACCGTGCGACAGAGCAGCGACGACGGCTCCGTTGAGGAGACGGTCATCGAGGGCAACTACAACGGCGGACCCGGCGAGCACACGTTCTGGCTCCGCCACCCTGCCAAGGGCACGTTCGACATCACCGAGGAGTATGTGAAAGACGAGGACAAGAAGGAGCACGACGGGAAGGCCTTCGCGACTCGTCGCATCCACCCGACTTGACCGATCGGCCTGACCGGGCGTAGCTTCCGCCCAAGGCTCGCTGCCAGAAGGGCGATCCCTGAAGTGTGTGAAGTCTCGGTATCCTCCAGAAAGCCCCGCCCACCCCCGGCGGGGCTTTCGCCGTTCTGGACCTATACGGATAGTTGACACCCCGCAGGATAGGCAGCATGTTCCGCGCCGGTCGACCCGGAACGATGCTCACAGGAGAACAGCCATGGACCAGCCCGAGAAAACCTACGCCACCCACGTCCGGCACCACCTTTGCGCCGAGGAGATCACCTTTGAGCGCGACGCCAAGGTGATCGGCGTCGTCACCCTCCTGATCGCGGTCGTCATCCTCACGGTGGCCGCCTGGGCGATCTTCACCGACCGAGCGCACGCGCAGGGCGTCGGCTTCATCCCTTCGGGGACGTGGCTGACCACCGAGGCCGGCGACAAGGTCTGTCAGACGACGATCACGCTCGACCGCCACGTCCAGGTCGGCCCCGGCTTCTGCATGAACTGGCAGGCGCCGTTCGCCCCCGTTCAGCGCGGGCAGCAGTACCCGATACACGAGGGCTGGATCCGCTGGGCGAAGCCGTTCATGTCGACGGGCAACTATCTTCAGTTTCACACCGAGCAGGGATGGAAGCCGTGACCTTGGAAACAGATGAAGCCTACCGAGCGCGAATTACCGCCCTCATGTATTTTTCGCCTGAAGATCCTGTTCACACGGAAACCGGGTCGCGTCTGGACCGTATAGGAGAGGCCGCAGGCTGTGTTCGCACCACAGCCCACAAGCCTGACGGCGGCCCTGCCTACCCGTCGACGGCGCCGGGCGTCCTCCCTTTTGATCCGGGCATGTTCTCCCACACCACGACAGCAGACCAGCCCAGCCCGTTTCAGCACACGTTCAATCGAACGATGTCTTTCGGTGATGAGCCAACGGTCAGTTATCCCGGCATGTCGGTTCGGGACGCCGCGGCGCTGGCCGCTCTCCCGGCGATCCTCGCGCACGATTTCAGCGTGGACGAACCCGACGAGGTGGCGACTAAGGCGTTCGCAATCGCTGATGCTTTCATCAAGGCGAGGGACGCATGACGAACCTGACCTGTCATCCCGTCGACCGCATGCGCGACTACACCCCGTCCGAGCTGGATTGGGAGTACGGCACAGAGTATCTGAAATACTCCCGCCCCGCCTTCCCGCGCGCGTTCAGGTCGCGCGAGGATTTCCAGGCAGAGTACGACGCCGCCCCGCTCTGTCACCTGACCGAGAAGGAGCTGTTCAACCTCGGCAACTCGATGGCCTGCACCGCCGTCGGCCGGAGCGAGCAGTGGATCCACGACAGGTTCAGCCATCGCCGCGACACGGTGAAGATCTTGGCGGGGCTGCGGGCGGGCACCGTGCCGCCCCCGATCGTCCTGCAGCACGAGCGAGGCATGCACCTGATGTCCGGACAGACGCGCCTCGCGGCGGGGCTCGCGCTCGGACTGATCGTCCCGGCCAAGGTGATCAGGGTGTCGACATGACGAGCAACCTTCCTGCCCTGCCATTGTTCGACCAGGACGACACCAACGAGGTCAGGGACGCGGCCGACGAGCTGATGAAAGCTGCAGAGCGCCTGGTCGAGCTGAAGAAACAGGTCAAGCCGCAGCGTCCTTGGCGCCCGAGCGACAACCTGACCCCCGAGGAGATCGCGGACATCGAAAGGGACTGACGTGTCGATAGCTGAAGAAAAGGCCAAGGCGTGGGAAGCCCTGCGCGATCACTTCAAGGACTTCAACGACCGGATCATGTTCGGCATCGACGGCGCCGAGAACATGGGGCTGCTGGCCGACTGCATACCATGCGAGTTCGTCGACATGGGGGCGGGTCGAGACTTCGTCGGGTACGCCATGATCATGGACGGGCCCGACGGCGCCCGTCAGGTGTCGATCTTGACCGAGGATGAGTTCTGCGCCCTTCAGGCCCGACAGGGCGGGATTGTCATGGTCGACCCCTTCAGCGCCGAGATGCTCAAAAGGATGGGCCAGCCGATCGAGCCGAAGGTCGTCAAGGATCATGGTCGGCCGTGGGTCGACATGAAGCGCAAACCATGGGAGCGGAAGCGATGAAGCTGGACAGGAACATCAACGGGACGGGCCGGGGCAAGTACGGGCTGATCAACAATCGCAAGCTGTCCGAATTGATCGGCCCGAACGACAAAGCAGCAAAGGCCGCCATCGCGTTCCTTGAGCATTTCGGCATCATCGAATGGGGCGAGCCCGGCACCGAGGGCGAGTTCTTCGTGATCAAGCTGCGGGATGAGTTCGCCGAACCTGCCCTCTTTGGATACGCCAAGGGCGCGCACAATGGCGGTGAAGTCGCTTACGCCTCAGAGGTTGCGCAGCTTGCCTTGCGCGCTGGCCGTCATAGCCCGTTCTGCAAGAAGCCAGACTGACCATGCAGAGCGCCGCCTACAACCGCTTCTACACGGATCTCGACATCATCAACGGCGACAACCCAACGAAAGGACAGTACGCGATGCGACAGAACCACGAAGGCGTAGCGGTCGGAGGACCGCACGGCGGCGAGCAGCTGCAGTACTGGAAGGATGACCTCCCCCTGTCCGAGATCAACGCGGCCCGCCCCTTCAACGACAGCCCCGCGCCGGACACGCGGCGGAAATGGGGCCACGGGATCTACCAGTGGGACGGCCAGGACGGCACGTGGCGGTGGGTCGGATCATGAGCGCCAGCGCCGAACCGACCACCGAGGAGCAGATGATCGAAAAGGCGAAAGCGATCAAACGCCAGATCGAGGACGCGCTCGCCCATCCCCTGTCCCTGATGGACGCGGCCCGGTCGATGGGCCTGGTGGTGAACTTTCAGGTCCAGCCAGACCAGCTCGGCAAGAACGTCGCGCACGTCACGGTCGTCAAACCCCTCGCCTGAGCTTTTGATCGGGGTTTGCCTATCGGGGCTGCTTTTGGCAGGACGACACCCGATGTATCGCAGGCCTTGAACGACCCTGAAGTGGGCGCCGATCGGAAAGAAGCCCCGACCCTTGCGGTCGGGGTTTTTTGTTGTAGGTTCAGCACCGGAGCACAGTGACTAAACGGGCGGTGGCTTGCTGTGCAGCCGCATGCCGCCCACCTAGATCCCGAGCGAAAGAACCAGGACAAAGCGGTCATAACAGGAGGATGCGCCCTTCGGGGACCTCCACCGCGGTTCGAGTAGGCGAGGCTGGCGCGGACCAGCAGGAAACGCCCGGTTCACAGCCGGGCGTTTCGCTGTTATAGACGATCTCGGATGGGACCATCGCCAGATCGCTCACGTCCAGAGAGCCCCCGACCGTGGTGATGCCGGTCGGGGGCTTTTTCGTGCGCGCACGGATTTTCTTGCGTTTCGATCCGCGGATATGCGAGGGGTTGCGGGCAGCAAACGCGGAAACCGTTTCATGTCGATCGAAAAGGCCCTGATCTCGGCGATGACAGCGTGGTTCGCGCTGGCCCTGACCGTGAACGGGAACGCGGCCGAGCTGGCCGTCCCGAAGGCCAAGCCGGGCGAGTTCGACCTGAACCAGTTCGTCCGCGAGCAAGACAAGGCGGGTCCGGCCGGAGCGATCGGCCACACCGCCATCAAGGGCAACGTCGCCAAGCGACGCCCCGTCCTTTTCCGGAGGTAGCCTCATGTCGATCGGCGCGATCATCCTGATCATCCTGGTCATCGCCCTCCTCGGCGGCTTCGGCGGCGTCGGCGGCTCGCCGTTCTACGGCACCGGGCCTCTCGGCGGCGGACTCCTGAGCGTCATCGTGGTCATCCTCCTGATCCTGCTCCTCCTGGGACGCATCTGATGGCCGACGAGATCCACGTCGAGTTCATGGACAGCATGAACGCCTCCCCGGCGTCTCAACTGGCCGTGGCCGGGTGGCTTCATGGTGAGGAGCGTGGGTTCGGCGCCGACGGCGACATGAACATGCACCACAGCTACAAGGCCATCGTGGCGTATCTGCCCGACGGTCAAGAGCGTCAGGCGGTCGGCGTCCTGACCTGGGACGACCTCCCGTCGGTCAAAGTGATGTGGATCTACCAGGCGTTCGTCGTCGAGGAGCATCGCGGAAAAGGCGTGTTCAGAACCATGCTCGACCACGCGATCGCCAAGGCGATGGAGCTCAAGCTCGTCAAAATCCAGCTCGCGACCAGCGTCCGAAACAAGGGCGCGATCGAGGTCTACCGCAAAACCGGGTTCGCTCAGAAAGCGATCACGCTAACGCTAGAGGTCCCGCAGCTCTGATGCGAGTCCACGGTCTCAAATCCTCCGCCAGCTTCATCCCGTTCTTCGTGACGGGCGCGATGGACCGCGCGCCGATCGCCGCCGGCATCGTGTTCGAGTGCGACGGACGCGTCCTCATGGTGAAGCGCTCCGACGAGGAGGAGAACTTCCCGGGGCATTGGGCTCTGCCCGGCGGGAAGGCCGAGCCCGGAGAGAACGCCGAGCAGGCGGCGCTGCGCGAAGCGCGCGAGGAGGTCGGCTATCTCGCGACCGACCCGCTCGTCGAGGTCAGCAAGGTCGAGACGCCGACCGGCATGGTGTTCCACACGTTCCACTGCGTCGTGAAGGATCGGTTTACCCCGACGCTGAACAACGAGCACACCGCGCACCGATGGGTGAAGCAGGACAAGCTGCCCGAGCCCGTCCACCCGCGCGTCGCCGAGACGCTGAAGGGCATCAAGATCGGCGCTCGCCTCGACCGTATGGCCGCGCGCCGCCAGGACAATGACATCGCCGAGTTCTTCGGCGTGGCCATGGACCGCGCGCCGGCCGGCATCGACCCCCGCGTCGACAAGATGAACAGGGGCGGCCTGCCCTACGACAACAAGTCGGTCCGCACCAAGGACACCGCCGGCCGGCTGCACGTCGCCAAGAGCAACATCTCGAAGGCCGGCGTGAACCCGTACCTCGGCAGCGAGATCCCCGGACACGAGCAGCTCGGGCTCGACCCGAAGAAGATCTACAAGCTGCTGCGAGATCCGGATGAGCTGGCGAAGGCGGCGCCGACGTTCAACCGCCAGCCGCTCCTGTCCAGGCACGTCCCGGTCAGCGCGCAGGACCATCAGGGCGAGATCGTGGTCGGCACCACCGGCTCGGACTGCGCGTTCGACGCGCCCTACCTGACGAACAGCCTGACCGTGTGGGCTCAGGACGGCATCGACGCCGTCGAGTCCGAGGAACAGAAAGAGCTGTCGAGCGCCTACCACTACGACGCCGACATGACGCCCGGTGAATACGAAGGCGTGAAATACGACGGCGTGATGCGGAACATCCGCGGAAACCACGTCGCCCTCGTGAAAACCGGCCGCGCCGGCGCAGACGTGGTCGTGGGCGATTCAGCCCTGCCCAACCAAAACGGAGAAGTGAAGATGTCGAAGATGATGACCCGCAAGGCGTCGGTGGCTGCTGGCGCGATCATGGTGACGCTGCGGCCGATCCTCGCACAGGACTCGACCATCGACCTCGGTCCGATCATGACCAAGGCGAAGGCAGGCAAGTTCACCGCCGCGAAGGCGCCGATCCTGAAGGCGATCGAGAAGGCCTTGAAGTCAGACAAGGTGAAGCTGGCCCAGGACAGCGACATCGCCGACGTCATCGAAGCCGTTTCGGAAGTGCTGGAGCTGGTCGACGGCGACAAGAACGTGGTCGACGACGCCGAGATCGATCCCAACACCGTCATCCCGCCCGACACCGCGCTCGACGCGGGCCCGGTCGAGAAGGCTCAGGAGTATCTCCGCTCCGCCGGCGTTTCCGACGAGATCATCAGCGGCCTCGCCGCCGCGATGAACGCCGACACCGCCGAGGACGAAGATCCGGACGGCAAGAAGAGGACGAGGACGAGGGCGACGGCAAGAAAGCCCCGCCGTTCAAGAAGAAGGACGCTCCCGCGATGGACAGCGCCACCGTCACCAAGATTGTCTCCGACGCCGTCAGCGTCGCCGAGGCGAACACCGTGAAGCGCATGAACGCCATCAGCGAGGCGCGCGAGCACGTTCGCCCCGCCGTCGGCCAGATCGCGATGGACGCCTCCTGCGAGGCCGACGTCTACCGCGGCGCGCTGGAGGTCCTCGGCGTCGACACCGAGAAGCTGCACGACACCGCGCTGCGTCCGGTGTTCGACGCCACCGTCGCGGCGAAGCCGAAGACCACCTCGACCACCAAGGTCGCGATGGACGCAGCCTCGACCGCCTCGTTCGCCACCCGCTTCCCGGGCGCCGCCAAGATCGGCGTCGCCTGATCGAAAGAACAACGGCGCGGCTCCCTCGGGCCGCGTCGACCTAGACCTCAGATCCTGCAAAGGGAGTTTCTAAGATGCCTTTCCAAACCCGAGTCACGAGCGGTCCGGCCCCCGGCGTAGAAGGCGACTTCGCCTCGGCCAACCCGCGCGCCAACTATCTCGCCGGTCCGGGCGGCCTCGTTGCGGGCGCGCTCGGCCTGATCATCGGCCGCTTCGCCTGGGTCTCGCCGCTTCGCCTCGACGCGAACGACGCTCCTGCCGTCGCTGACAACTTCGGCGCCGGCGCTCCGAACGGCTTCGTGCATCGCGAGATGCAGGCGCTGATCACCGGGTACCTCGAAGAGTCGGGTATGCGGATCATTCCGGGCGTGCAGTGCACGGTCCACGACGCGGGCGACTTTTGGGTCAAGAACCGCGGCTCGACCCCGGGCTACGTCGGCCAGAAGGTGTTCGCGAACGTGTCCGACGGTTCGGCCGCTTGCGCCGCTGCCGGCTCG